TCAGTCGTGCAGGTGTTCGGCGGCGTGCAGGGTATTTTCCAGCAGGCAGGCGCGGGTCATCGGCCCGACGCCGCCCGGCACCGGGGTGATCCAGCTGGCGCGTTGCGCCGCCACCTCGTATTCCACGTCGCCGACCAGACGGCCGTCGGCCTGGCGGTTGATGCCGACGTCGATGACGATGGCGCCTTCCTTGATCCACTCGCCCTTGACCAGTCCCGGCTTGCCGGCAGCGACCACCACCAGGTCGGCGCGCGACACATGGTCGGCCAGGTCGCGGGTGAAGCGGTGGGTCACGGTGACGGTGCAGCCACCCAGCAGCAACTCCAGAGCCATGGGCCGGCCGACGATGTTCGAGGCGCCGACCACGACCGCGTCCATGCCGTACAGGTCGGCGCCGGTGCTGGCGAGCAGGGTCATGATGCCTTTCGGGGTGCAGGGGCGCAGCAGGGGCATGCGCTGGGCCAGGCGGCCGATGTTGTAGGGATGGAAACCGTCCACGTCCTTGTCCGGGTGGATACGCTCCAGCAGCAGGGAGGCGTCCAGGTGGGCGGGCAGGGGTAGCTGGACCAGGATGCCGTCGATGGCGGGATCGTCGTTCAGGCGGTCGATCAGGGCCAGCAGGTCGTCCTGGCTGGTTTCGGCGGGAAGATCGTAGGCCTGGGAGAGAAAGCCGACTTCCTCGCAGTCCTTGCGCTTGTGCGCCACATAGACCTGAGAGGCCGGATCGGTGCCGACCAGGATCACCGCCAGGCCGGGAACGCGCAGGCCTTGCTGGCGGCGCTCGGTCACGCGTTGGGCTATCTGCTGGCGAAGGTTGGCGGCGATCGCTTTGCCGTCGATCAGTTGTGCGGTCATGTCGGAAGGGTAACCATCGAATCGGGTGGAAAAAGGACGCGCATTTTCGCATGGACGCCGCCCGGGGCAAAGGAGGCGACCCGCGGATTTGCCGTAACTCCTTTATATAGCTGAATTTTTTTAAAAAACCCGTTGACGGCCTTTCGCCCCTGTATAACATGCGCCCCGCTTGCCGAGCACAGCCGGACGCAGGGTAAGAGGTAATGCAAGTCGGTTGCTGACTTTGTGATTGCCAGAGCTTAAAGTTTGCGCTCAGCATTGAATGCAGATGAATAAAGCGCCCGTAGCTCAGCTGGATAGAGCATCCGCCTTCTAAGCGGATGGTCGCAGGTTCGAGTCCTGCCGGGTGCGCCATTCGGCGAATCGGCAAGAAGCAGGCGATGTTTTACCGCAAGTCGTAATATGGTGGGCGTAGCTCAGTTGGTAGAGCACAGGATTGTGGCTCCTGGTGTCGTGGGTTCGATTCCCATCGTCCACCCCATATTCCGAAGCGCCAGGCCCGAGGCCTGGCGTTTTCATTTCCAAGCAGTGTCCCGCGGACGTGGTGGAATTGGTAGACACACTGGATTTAGGTTCCAGCGCCGCAAGGCGTGAGAGTTCGAGTCTCTCCGTCCGCACCACCTTCTAAATCAAGTGTTTACGAGCTTCAGCGGCACTCCTTGTAGATGCGCTGGATTATCAGCGTGAACAGAACGTGAAACGCGACCTTCACGGACTTGATCAAGAACCCCAACCGCATCTCTTACCCTGGCCGGAGCAAGATGGGCATATCGTTCAGTCATCGCGACTGTCGAGTGTCCGAGCAGATCCCGAACATCCGCCAACGGAACGCCGGCGCTTACCAGCCATGCCGCGCAGGTATGGCGCAGGTCGTGAATCGTAAAGTCTAAGATCTTCGCTGCCTGACATGCCTGCTTGAAACCTGCCGAAAGAGAGACCACTCGATCACCGTTGGCGCGCGCAAAGACCCATGGGCATTCCGGGCTTGTCTCGGACCTGAATGCCATTCGTCGCTTTAGTGCTGCCATCGCCCCTTCGTTGATCGGAATGCTCCGGCGCTTTCCTGCCTTCGTGTGGCCAGCCTCCAGATAGATCAGGCGGTTGGCAAAATCCACTCTGCGCCACTCAAGGCCGAGCATCTCTTCCCGCCGGCACCCTGTGTTGACGGCCAAGCGGATAAAGTCCTCCAGCATCGGGCCAAACTTCTGCCCGCGCGCGGCTCGGCACAGGGCCTCGACCTCTGCTCTGGTCAACCAACGATCACGCCCCTCGGCCTCGCGCATCTTCCGTCCCTTCACCGGGTTAGGAAGGGCCCACTCCAGTTCCGTGTTGCAGTGGTTGATCGCCGCGGACAGTGCGGCGAGTTCTCGGTTGATAGTTGCCGGGGATGCGCCGGCATCCAATCTGTGCGAACCGTATCCCCGTATGTCCTGGCCCCCTAGATCGTTGACCACGCGTCCGGCAAAATACTCGCGCAGCGGCTTTATGCGGTGCACGGTCGTTTCGTAGCTGCGCTGATGCTGGCGAGCGTGCTGCAGGTACGGAATGATCACCTCCTCAAAGGTCCTGGGCGGATTCACGCCCATTTCCTTTTCCTTCCACGCTTTCGCGCGCTCCTGTTGCTCTAGTGCTTTCGCCGCCGAGTAGTCGGCAGTTCCAGAAGAGCGTCTAACAAGCTTTCCTGTTGCTGATTTGAAAGAGATCCACCAGTAGGCGGAGTCGTTTCTCTTGTACGGCATACTTCCTCCGGTACGCCGACCGCGTCGCGCATGCTAGCAGCGGCTTCCTCTTCAAGCATCTGTTCGAGCTTTTCTTTGTGCACCCGGATGGTCTTCTTGAACCTGACCACCGGGATCAGCTTTTCGTCCGCGTAGCGGTACGCTGTCCTGCGGCTCACGCCGAGAATGCCAGCGGCCGCCTCAACTGAAATCAAAGACATAGCGAGACCTTGGCCGATCAACGGCATCGGTTTGGAGGGTAGAATTCGTGCTGGCTTGGCCGGGCAGGGCGCCCGCATCGGGCAATATGGGGGTTAACTGCCCGGTCAGGCCTTTGGTAGGATTTAGACGCCCAGCCGGGTTAGCTCAGGGAGAGCTAGTGGCGCCCGGATGGGTTACTTGATTTCGCCGTTGAACGGGATAAGGAGTTCCCGGAATGCGATCATCTCTGGGACGGTTACGCCGTATCCGAGCAGTTCTCCGTTCTCCCTGATGAACATGTGAGCGGCGATGCGTAGTCTCAGCTTTTCCAGGGCATGAAGCCTTCCGATGTGGTCGAGGCTCATGCCTTGTCTGACTGATGGCGCCGGATCGAATAAATCCACCACCAGTTGGCATCCATCCCAAGCAGCCTGGGTTTGGCTGTTCGAATATCGGATGTCGCCCTGGCTGTCCACGTAGGCGGACAGGTCGAATATGCCGGTCATTCGTTTCTCGAATTCCTCCCGTTTCATCACTCCGTACCTCCCATAGAGATGAGTTCTGCGGGGACGCTGACGGTTTTTCCGTACTTGGCTCTAACGATAGCGCGGCATGCTGCTATTAGATGGGTTGGCCCTGCCGACGCTGCATCAGCTGGCATATCGAAGCCGCATGCTGTGAAGAAGTTCGCTTGCCGATCTCGGCTGCGGCGCGGACGATGGCTAGTCGAATGCACGTGTCCTGATAGAAGACATCGTCTTCAGCAGTTCTAAACATGACTGTCGGATTGCTCTTTGGGCTATGGATCTCCAGATTAAGCAGAACTGCCAGCCTCAGCGCGTCGCCGTCGTCGTGTCGCGGATCCCACTGTCGCCACCGTCCAGTCTCTGCCAGGATTACCGGGACAGCCGGGCTGGAGAGGGAGCGGTACGAGTATGAGAACTGATAGCCCGCCGCCCGCGCCGCCAGTTCGAGTAGTGTGCGGTCGTTCATTGCTTGTCTCCTTCTATGGCTGCGTCGATTTCAGCGTCCAGATCCTCCAGATTCAGGACTATGTTTTCCGGGGTCATCCCTGCGAATACCCCGCCGCGGCTGATCGTTTCCAAGTCACGTTCACGCAGCCACCGGTAGCGAGCGGCGTCTGTGCGCAGCCGCTCCACCTCGGCAATCAGCCCAAGGATGGCTTGGGGGTTGGCGGCGGCTCGGAATTCCGAGTCTTCGCCAGCAGTACCAGATGGATTTGCAAGGTACTGGGCTGCAAGTTCCTTCAGCTTGTTGGTGTCGGTCATGGCTTGTCTCCTTCCAGGGCTGCTCCGATGATCCTTTCGATCTCGTCGCAGTGTTCGTAGATGTCATTCGGGTGGCTGCCGTTCTTCAAGCCGCTGACCATGTTCACGAGGTCGCGGGTAAGTGGGCGGAGATTCCCGTCGACCTCGGCTTGAACGGCATGTAGCGCTCCCCGCAGCGCATCGTTCTGCGCCCTCAGCCGGTCGCGCTCTTCGGCTCTACGCTTGGCGGCCTCGCGCCAATACCCACATCCGCCAGGATGCTCGGTGCATGCGGATAACTCGTCGCTCAGCCCGTCGATCTCGTCCAGCAGGGCGAGGACGGTCTTGGGGTTGGCTTTCCCTATGAACTGCGCATCCACTTTGTGGTTGCAGTATGCGACGGCATGCTTGCCGATCAACACCTGGCTGTCTTCGCCATACCAGTTTCCGCTGCTAGCCTGTTCAGCAAGCCTCCGCAGCTCTGCGTGGTCGGTCATACATGCGTACCTCGAAGTCCAGTTGCTACCCAGTATGGCGTGCCGTGGCATTCAACGAGGCCCTTGCGCTTGAGCCTATTCAAAGCCTTGCTGATTGTCGGCCTGTCTTCGCCGACGGCGTGACGCATAGCCCATGCAGTAGAGCCTTGAATTTTTCGGAGATGCTCCAGCACTTTGTCGTCGATAGGATGGTCGGCCATTCACTTCACCTCGATTCCGGCTTGCTGGAGGGCTTGAGTGATCCGGTCAGTCGCATAGCAGTAGCCGGTATCGAAGTTGTCACGGCAGGAGTTCGACCAGTCACGTCGACAGTCCTCGATGCCGTCGTCCGGCAACTCCACCCTCAGAGCCGCGCGGCTGGCTTTCCAAGTCTCCCAATCCCATTGAATGTGCTCGTACTCGTACCGGCCATCAGCCTGTATGGAGAACAGGCCATCGCCAAAGTCGTCGTAATCAGTAGACCAGCGCACTTTCGCGTGCGCTTCAAACTCTTCTCTCATTGCTTGCTCCATCTGCTCAACTCCTGTCCTTTCAGCTCGGTCTGCCTGTAGAGTTCCTGCATATCCCCGACGACCCGGAAGATTCCCAGGACGAAGAGAACGATGACTATCACTGCCAATATGGTTTCGTTGTCGTTGTCCACGGTTGCGCCTCCTGTTGCGCGACGCTCAGCGCCACCGCGACTGGGCGCACCCAGATCGGCGTATTGCTGAGCATGAAGGTTTCGCCCTGCTCGGCCAGCAGCAGGGTGGTGCCCATCACGCCGGCGATGGCCTCGGCCGCGGCCGGCGGTACGGCGTTGCCGATGCGCTCGCGCCAGTCGCTGTCGCTCAGGCCGTCGAGGATCAACTGTTCTTCCGGGTCCACCAGGCTCTGCAGCGCGGCCAGCTCCAGGGTGGTGAAGGGCCGGTGCCAGGTGCCGTCCAGCGACTGGATGATGCAGGTGAGCCGGTCGTTCGCCGCCGGCATGCGCGGGTCGGCGACGCTCCACCGGCCATTGTCGTGCCGCGCGCTGGCGGATACTGCGCCGGCGGACTGGTCGAACCCGACGACACCGTAGTGCCCGCCGGTCAGGTAGGCGTCGCCCTTGGTGCGATCGAGCACGCGCGGATCAGCGATCGACAGCGCGCCGCTGGCCACCTGCTGGGAGCCGGTGACGGTGCCGGCGGTGCCTTCCCAAGGCACTACGTTGAGCTTCCTGCTGCTGGCGCCGGGGTGCCAGTTGCTGTAGCGCGGATCGGCCACGGCCTGGCCGCCGGAACTGGGCCCGTGGCCGGTGGTCACCGTTCCGGCGTGCTGGTCCATGCTGACCACGCGGAACACGTTCTTGTGCCACGCCACGGAAGGGCGCGGATCAGCAACGGCGAATGCGCCCTGGCCGGTAGTACTGGCCGCGATCACGGTGCCGGACGGACCGTCCCAGTCGGTGACCGGGTACTTGCCGAAACTCTGGCCGCGGGGATCGGCGACGGAGTACGTGCCCTGGCCGGGCGACTTGACTCCGATGATGGCGCCCGAGGTGTCAGTCCAGCGGCGCACGCCGTACTGCTGGTACTGCAGGGCGTTTGCCGGCGCGCGAGGATCCGCGACTGAGAACCGCCCGTTCATCGGGCGGCTCGCGCCGGCGACAACGCCACACGAATCGCCCCAGTGATTCACGCCCAGGACGCCCCGGTGGTACTCCGGCACGATGATCAGATCGCGCAGGTAGCCGTCCTCGATCGCCAGCTTGTTCAGGCTCCGCCAGTCGCTGCCGGCCTCTACCAAGGCCAGGCGCACCCAGGTCTTCCAGTGCAGCGATGGGATGCGGTGCATTGGCCCCGCAGCATCGATGTCGCCGGGCAGCGGCATGCGGCCGAGGATGTCGCCGACGGCGCGCAGGCTCTTCTTCTCCGGCTCGTACAGGAACGGGGGCACTTTCTCGACGTGGCGGGCGACAAGCAGGAAGCGCTTGCGGCTCTGCGCAAGGCCGCCGAGTTCGCCGCAGTCGTGAGTAGTTTCCGCCACGGCGTAGCCGAAGCCGCCGAGCAGGCTATTGATCTGGTCCAGCAGGTGTCGGCCGCGGCTGGCAAGGCGTGGGACGTTCTCAAAGACGATCAGCGGCACCGGGTCATCAGCCCATGCCTCGCCCATGAGCCAGATGCAGCGCAGCGTCAACTCGTTCAGCGCCTGGTACTTCGGGGTCAGGCTCATCTTCTCGGAGAGGAGGCCAGAGGCGCCCTTGCAGGGCGAGCTGATGAACACCGCATCCGGTCGGCGCCCGCCGGCGGCGCGGCGGATGTCCTCCGGGGTTGCCTCCCGCCAGCCTGTCGGCGGCTCCTTGCCGTGGAACCGCACGTACTGGTCGCGGGTGAAGAGGTCCAGCAGGGTGCCCGGGACACCGGCCAGGCGCTCGAAGTCGCGCAATCCGGCCGGGTCCACGTCGATCCCGCCGAGGCAGACCCATTCGGCCTCGACGTTGCCGACCCGCGGGCGCGCCCGGTTGAAACCGGCGGCACCGCCGCCCAGGCCGCAGCAGAAGTGGAAATGGTAGAGGGTGCGCTTGATCATGCGGCGGGTTCCTTTTCGCGAACGTGAGGACGCACTGCGCTATGCGTGATGGCGCAGTGATGTCGTTGGAGTTAGATTTGGAAGGCCCGGCATGGGGCCGGATCAAGGAGGAGAGATGCCTGACTTCAGAATCGTCGAGATCGTGTTCGATGACACCAAGGTCTATTACCGGTATGAGACGGTGGGTGCATCAACAATCGGTGGAGAGCAAACACCTGCTTATCAACAAGACATCATCCTCAATCATTTTCGGTCTGCCGCAGGCTATCGGGGTTCTCCGACCAAGGTTGAAAGCGCTGCACTTGTTGCATCGAAGGCCGTGGGACGAGTGGTCCAAACTTTGAGCGGATCCAAGGCTCAAGCCAGGTCGACAAAGAACGCTTGGGTAACCAAGGCGCATGCAGATGGTAACTATGAGGTTCTCAACACCCAGAGTCGTTAGGCTGTACGCGACCCGCTAGAAGTACGTCAGCACTCCGTGAACAGGCACTGGACGCCGCCCTGCCTGACAGGGCGGCCCACGAGGCATGGTTGAATCGCCCACAGGGCGGCGTCATGTGCCTCGCACTTTTCCAGCATGTAGCGCAGCGAATCCAGCAGTTCGCCTTTGTCCGGGTTCATACCGATGTCGTGGCCGATGGCTTCCCACGCCTCCAGAACGGTGATCACCTCGGAGCGGAACCCGGAATACCAGAGCTTTACCGCTTCTTCCTTGTGCAGCGGGTAGCCGAGCCCGGCTGCTTCAAGCTCGTCCTCGGTTGGCCCCTCCGGCCGCTCCGCCTCTGCCTGCTCGGCCTGCGGCACATCCCCTGCTGGCCGGGTCGCATACTCCAGCATCCGCTCGATCAGGTCGGCGTTGAAGATGCTGTTGTCGCGAATGAAATCTACGACCCATGTCGGATCGTATGAGGACCATTCAGCGGGTCGGCTATCGGTAGTCGGGGAGGGTTGCGCCAGGGCGGCGCGGGCACGGTAAGCGTCGGCAGCGCATTCTGAGCAGAGTCCAGGGCCGCCGCACCGCATCTTCACTCCGTCAGCACGTGGGAAGACGTGCCCATGCCCGACGTTCGCGCCTGCCTGCTCTGCCGCAGGATGTGCCGGGCACGGATGGACGAGGGAGCCGTCGCCAGAAGGGCAGGTGCATTCATTTGCTTTGTTCATGGGAGCTTTCTCCAGGCCTCGGTTTCGAGGTCAGAAACAGTTATCAGTCGGCGCCGGCGCTCGATGTTTTCGAGTTGCAGGACATTGCCCAGGCTGTCGATGACGACCCAGTGAATGCCGGTGGGAATGTGCAGGTAGCGTGCTGGCGCGGGGGAGCAGAGGGCGTTTATGCGGCGGACTGCGGGGCTTTCGTCGAATGGCATGGCTCATCCTCCGGGTAGACCCGAACGCCATCGGCGCCCTGGGACTGGTTGATCGCTATCTGCCTCACCGCTCTCGCGAATAGCAGAATGTCGTCTGGGGTCATGAGCTGGCTTTCTTCGGGCCAGCCGGTGACCGTCACACCGCAAGGGCGGTGATTCGCTGTTAGCTGGTGCATGGGGTTATTCCTGTTCGGGGAGAGGGAGTCGCGGCGCTAACGATGCCCGAACCTGATGCCGTGCTCGGCGGCGATCTTGCGGACAGTAGCGCGGTCAAGGTCCATTGCGTCTGCGGTGGCGGAGATAGTCATCCCCTTGTCTGCGCAGTAACGGACTGTTTGCGATAGCAGCCTGCGATTCTCTCGGCGGTTGCTTTCGAACGCAGCGTGCGCGGCGTCGGTCTGCCCTGGCTTAGCTTTTCGTGCCGACCTACCGTTCCACTGGACGTCCTTGTCTCCCGACATGCCGATTGGGATGGATGCGATCTTTCCGCCGCTGGCTAGGAACGCATCTACCTGGCTGGCTATTTCGTCTCGATGCAAGTCCTGGCTCATGCTGCCACCCCTAGCACCTTTTCCATGCGCTCCTCGAGCAGTTCGTAGAAGGTCTTTACTCGCTCGGACAGCTTGCGTATGTAGGCCTCATCGCGGTGGACGCGCACCATGCAAAGCGGCATGCCTGGCCAGTAGCCGAGGAAGTCGATCCACTCGCGCTCCGAAACCCAAAGGCCTCCATAGCACTGAGCCGCGTGCTCGGAAGGCAGCTCGCCTGCGATGATCACGCTAACCAGCTTTTCCGGTACCTTGGTTTTCACCTCTATCAGGCCGTTGTCGCCGACCAGTCCATCCGGCGAATAGCCGATCCCGTGGTTCAGAATGATCCCGGCCTGCTGGATCTGATCTGGCTCGGTATCTGTGCGCAGGCAGTACAAGTCGCGCACAACCGGCTCAAGCTTGTGACCCCTGGCGCTGCTACCGTTACCACGCCATGGCTCGGCCTCTGCTCCGGTGATCCGCTCACCAATTAGACGGTCCATGTAAGTGAAGGCGCCAACGCCGAACCCTGCCTGGCCTTTGCCGTTAACCATCAACACGTCCAGTTCGGAGCAGGTTGCGATTCCAAGACGCGCGTCAAGCCACTCCTGGGAGCCCTGCTCCAGGTCCTTGAAGATCTGCATGATTCACTCCTGGGAGCGCTTGGCGCGCTCGCGAGCCTTGGTAAGCCGTGCCAGTGCCGCATCGAAGTCGGCGGATGGGACACCCTCAGCAGAGCCGTACATAGCATCGAAGGCTTCTTGCGTGTCCTGAAGGCATTGGGAGAGAAGGGTTTTCAGTTGCTGCGCCTGAGCTTGGGTAATGAGCTTCTTTGGCGGCACAGCCGCGTTGCCGTCGTCGTCCTCGCCGCGAGTGGTGATGTTCAGCAGTGCGGACAGCACGTAACGCTTGCCGTAGCTGACCGATGATCCAAGAGACTGAACGGCGTTCTTGCTGCCACTTGTGTCTAGCGGAACGAGCATCGTCGTCTGCTCTCGGTGTCCGGCGCAGTGCATCAGAATTCCAGTAACCGAAACGCCAGTCTGAACAGTCTCGACGCGGAAGCTCACTGCGAAACCGAACCGCTGCATGATCGGCTTCACGATGTCGTTGATGTCTTCGAAGGTCGCGTAGTTGCTGCGCTTTTGGCCGTTGACGGTGATAGCGCCACGCTCGGCAATGCTCGGCAATTCGCTTTGCATGGCGGCCATGGATGCGTTGAACTCAGCCTCTGCGCTGCGGGACTGCATCCGTTCGTGCATGGCCATAAGCCGCTCCATCTTCTCGATGTCGCACGCAGGGTCAGCAGCGGCACGCTGGATCACTTGAAGGATTGTTGCCGACTCACCAGCTTGGATTACGGCAGCACCTTCCTGCCGCTGTGCAATGGAGTTGCTCATGATGGGCCTCAGTAGTTGATTGTGATGTGAGGAACCTTGCGCTGAGCGATCAGTGTGATCGCCTGCTTGGCGCATTCCTCGGGCATGCCGCCGGCGATCAGGGCCGCCAGGGCTTCGTTGTTGATGGCTTTCTTGTGGGCCTTGTCGGCTTCTCGGGCTGCTGCCTCGCGCTCGATCCTGGCTTGCTCGTCTGCCTGCCGTTGGCGCTCTGCGGCAGCGGCTTCTTCGGCGCGCCGCTGTGCATCACGCTCAGCCTGCTCGGCGCGTTGCTGTGCTTCCAACTTCTCGCGCTCCGCCTTCTCGGCAGCGAGTCGCAGTTCCAGTTCCCGGCGCTCGGCGGCAGCCTTTGCCTCGGTTTCGCGGCGAGCGGCGGCTTCGCGTTCTTCCTGGGCGCGTCGTTCCGCTGCAAGGCGCTCGGCCTCGGCTGCTTCGCGGGCAATGCGTTCCTCGCGCTCTTTCTGCTCGCGAGCAGCAGCTTCGGCGCGCAGTCGCTCCAGTTCGGCCTGCTCGGCTTCATACTTCTCGCGTGCAACGAGGGCTTCGCGCAGCGCGACCAGGGCCTTGTCCTTGGTACGGGCGGCCTCGGTTTCGAACTCTTCCCAGTCCTCGCCAATCAAGAGGCCTTCCAGCCACTCAATGTTGGCTTTCAACTCGGTCGAATCTAGGTCGCGGCATTCCAGGCGCAGGTTGATCTGATCGATGCCGGCCTGGTGCTTGGCCTTGCGCATTTCCTCGCGCTGCTCCCACTCAGTTAGGGGCTGGCGTACCTCTGCCTGCCAGGAGTCCAGCAGGTCACGCATGCGCTTGCGCTCGGCATCGACCTTCTTCGGCACTTCCTTCAGGTCGGCGACCAGTTCCTTTCCTACGTTGTCCAGCGCCGTCTTCGAGCGGGCGACCTTGTAGGCGATGGAGGCGATGGCCTCTCTGCCCTTGCGGGTAGTGACGTCTGGCACGAAGCCGTCGATCTCTTCGCGAATCTTGGCCAGGAACGGGTCAAGGCCATTGACGGCCGAGTAGACTTGGAGGGCGGTTTCTTTGGCCGGCACTTCGACCAGTTGGGTTTCTGCGGACATGAGTGATCCTCGCCGCGCATGCGCAGCCAATGAAGGGAGGGGTTAGAAGGGAAAGGCGCTTACGGCGCCACTCGGCAGCGTCACCCCTGCGGGATGAATAGCGTTGCGCTAGAAGCCGCTGCTGCGGGTGTTTTCTTCATGCCGCCCACCGCCCGCTGGGGAAGCCGCAGTTATCCGGATTACCGGCCTGCTGCGGACAGGTGCGTAGATTCTGCGGTGATGATGCCGCCCCAGATCGGGCCGGCTGCCAGGATGAAGAGGTACAGCAGGCCGCCGAAGAGGCTGCCTAGCCATATGGCTGTGCGGCGAGTGTTCATGGCGCATCACCCTCTCTCATGTGGTTGAATGGCGAGAAATCCGGGTGATCTTCGAACGGGCCGCGCCAGTAGGTGGCGAACTCAACTTCGCTTAGCATGCCGTCATTTTGATATGGCCCGCTTTCGTATCCTCCGCACCGACAACTTCCGCCTGTCACTTGTTGCCAGCCAACGCCAACGTCTACGAACTCGGCATCAGTTGTTTCGCCGCACCATCTGCAATGCGGGCCGTTCATGGCGTAACCATCCCCACAAATGCCCAGGCGAAAGCGCCGATACCGCCCACAAAAAAGCCGCCGAAGATCAGGACTTGGGCGGCCTTGGTCATGTCGATGGTGATTGTCATGTGCGTCTCTCCCTAACCAGCTTCTCGGCGTTCTCGATAAGCGTGGATTCGAATGCGCGGAACCAGATGCGTTGGGCCAGTTCCAGGTCGCCTCGGCGGACGGCTAGGAGTAGCTGAGTCATCGGGCACTCTTTGCTGTCGACCTCTGCAAGCCACTCAGGGACGAATCCGGCGAATCCGTAGACGGTGAAGTCAGGCCCGGAAAAGGCCCGCTGCCGCTTGTCATGGAACGGCACGCAATCACCGTCCTCGCAGTTCAGAAGCTTGCCGACTTGCTCAGTGACATACTCGCGGTCGCCGTCATCGTCTGGCGGTAGCTCGTTGTCCCAGCGCTCCTGGGCGTATTTCAATGCAGTGTTCATGTCTCACCTCACCAATACATAGTCAGAAACAGCACAACGAACAGCGCTGCGAACTCGCCAAGGTCTGGCATGGATTCCTTCTTGCCGCATCAGGGCAAGTGGAGCGAACGCCGGGCGCTTCCCCGGATGCGTCAGGTCTGGCTGCGCTAGCCCCTCGACTCGTTCGCTGTTCGCTGGCGGCTCACTCGTCGAATTCGACGAACTCGCCCTCGGCACTCAACTGGTACCAGGTGTCCGGCTCTACGCCGTTCTCCCCGACCTTGCTGGCGCGGATATGGATTAGGCGCCCCTCGTCGTCGCGATGGCAGAGAACGATGGCGCTGCCGGCAGACGCGCGAGCGCGGCCTTCGATACCCAGGGATGCGGCGACGGATTCCTGGCCGCTGACCTCGGCCGCCGACTGGTTGCCGGTGTTGCTGGCTGCCGAGCGGTTGCCGGTGTTCGACGCTGCCGAGTAGTCGCCGGTGTTCGACGCTGCCGATTGGTAGCCGGTGTTCGACGCTGCCGAGTAGTCGCCGGTGTTCGACGCTGCCGATTGGTTGCCGGTGTTCGACGCTGCCGAGTAGTCGCCGGTGTTCGACGCTGCCGATTGGTAGCCGGTGTTCGACGCTGCCGAGTAGTCGCCGGTGTTCGACGCTGCCGATTGGTAGCCGGTGTTCGACGCTGCCGAGTAGTCGCCGGTGTTCGACGCTGCCGAGCGGTTGCCGGTGTTCGACGCTGCCGATTGGTAGCCGGTGTTCGACGCTGCCGAGTAGTCGCCGGTGTTCGACGCTGCCGAGCGGTTGCCGGTGTTCGACGCTGCCGATTGGTAGCCGGTGTTCGACGCTGCCGAGTAGTCGCCGGTGTTCGACGCTGCCGAGTAGTCGCCGGTGTTCGACGCTGCCGAGCGGTTGCCGGTGTTCGACGCTGCCGATTGGTAGCCGGTGTTCGACGCTGCCGAGTAGTCGCCGGTGTTCGACGCTGCCGAGCGGTAGCCGGTGTTCGACGCTGCCGAGTAGTCGCCGGTGTTCGACGCTGCCGATTGGTAGCCGGTGTTCGACGCTGCCGAGTAGTCGCCGGTGTTCGACGCTGCCGATTGGTAGCCGGTGTTCGACGCTGCCGAGTAGTCGCCGGTGTTCGACGCTGTTTCGCCCACCACCGTCTGCTCAACCGACTTATCTACCTTGCCCATGATCCAGTCGATGGCCCGCGAGATCATGGTCGGCATGCTGATTTCCGCCTCCACCACCAGGGTGGCGCTGGCGATCTTGCTGTCATCGTCGTGACGGCTCAGTTGTCCCGAAGCCTTCACGATGGCGAATCGGCTTTCGCCTGGGGCGTAGTAGCCGAAGACATCAAGGGGATACTCGCAGGAGTGGAAGCCCGAAGCGCATGCCTTTACCTCGCCCTCGTGCTTATAGGTGCCGCCGATCTCGAACTGGTAGCCGCGGCATGTCAGGTCTTGCTTGAACCCCTTGTAAGCGGTCACGACCTCTTCGGACGCAGCCTTTTTCTTGCTCGCCATCGCGATTCTCCGTTTTAGGTTTGCCCTGGGTTGGGCGATAGGTCGCCCGGATGGGCAAATGGGTTGGAGCTGGTGATGCCACGGCGAACCGGGGCTAATATGCGGCTTCCTTGTGGTGTTTATGGAGCCGTGGTTGCAGCCACTAGGCTGCGAATCTCTGCGATATATCGATGAGTGCATCACATACGCGCTCATCGTGTTGTTCGGTAAGGCGGTACCTGTCCACTGCCTCAAGTACGACTCTTGATTTGGCTTCCTTCCAGGCAGCATGAGCATCATCCGCAGTTGCGTATGAACCGAGGAATGCTCTTCGGCCTTCCATCGTCCAAATCCTCACCATGTACGGTCTGTCTTTGTTTCGCATGATCGAAACGCCAGTCGGTAAGCCGCGAAATGATCCGTGACCGTCATGCAAAAGGTTGTTTAGCCAGGCAGGAATGAAGACTGAGGTGTCCGGGCTATACATCTTGTCTCCCGGTCGTAGAAGGTCTTTGTCCAAGTGGTTTCCTTTCCATGGACGTTCTTGCATCCACTCGCGGAATGCCATGAATGAAAGCCAACGCTCATCGACCTTGCAGTCCACATAGGCAGAACTGTGTCCGTATCTTTTCCCATAACAGCGTTCCAGCATTCCTTTCCAACGGCTGTAGAACGGGCACATGTAACGTTCCCCATTGATGAGCCGGTAAACGTTGTAGTCGGCGTCATTTCTTCCTACGCCTCGAATCAGGCCTTTCTTCATCTGATGCCTCCTGTTCGATTTCTTCGATGCCCCTCTTGCGAAGGGCATCTGAGAAATCGGTGTTTCTCCCGCGTTCGCCTGCTGAGCTTCTACAACCCGCGGGTGGTGCTGTCCTCACCACTGCCGATAGCAGCTCGGACTCGATGTGTTTGGCCTTGGGCTTCCCTCGCAACGCCTTCAATCGGCATACAGCGCTGGTCGTCGGGGGCGGTGTTTCACTCCACGCTTGACTACAGCCCGGCGGCCTGGTGAGTAGGGCAGGTATGCGTGGGGCGCCGATCCGAACATCGGCTGGGCTTAGTTCTTCATGGGCTGGTTCCTCCTCTAGTGATGGGGTGGAGAACTCTCCGGTATGGAGCAGGTCGATCCCTCTTCGGGGCCTGGAACCGACTTCCCTCGGTCCGTGGTATCCGGCGAGCCTCCGGCTTGTTGCCGCGTATTGGCTGCGGCTATGGATTAACTATCGCCGCCGGATATACATAAGTCAATACCGCCGGAGATATATTTTCTCGCGCCCATGAAAAAGCCCGCGCTAGGCGGGCTTGGTAACGTCTCTGCTTGCTATAGGCCTGGGTAACCTGCCGGGTCAAACTCGAAAACGCGCTCTCCTGCCTGGAAGAACTCGATAGCGATCCGGAAAGGCTTACCCGATTTGACGATAGCCTCCAGTTGCTTAGCGTCCCGAACGAACATCAGGTCGCTGTCGTTGGTCGAACTGCGGACCCCGGTCCACTTTTGCGCCTTGCCTTCACCGACCCGAAGAACGAAACCGCAGTCTCGATAACCGCACTGCATCTGCCCTTTGGTGATCTTGAGGAAGGCGTCCAGGTCTTTGCCTTTTTTGCGGAAGGTAAGATTCAGGTATGAGCCCCCTGCAACTCGATATGGGAAATCGAAGAGGGTGGACGTCTTCGACTGAAGCGTGAGCATCCTGGTTACTTCATCGCTCATCGGGTCTTTGTATTCATGGCGCTCCCAAGGGGATTTAGTAGGGCTTGTGGTTGCCCGCTGCGGGCTGTTCGATCGCGACTGAGCCGCATCGCCGGAGGAGCCGATTCCCGTTCCAAACTGCCAGGCGATAGGCAGGACGATGAATATCACAAACAGCCAACCGATGACGCCAACGCTCTTGGGTACCTTTGCACCGCACGATGGGCAGGCTTTGGCTTTGTTCGACACCTGGGCGCCGCATTCCTTGCACTTAATCAGGGCCACGGAAAACTCCTCGATGTGTAATGGCTAGGTGATTCTATTCGGAGGGGACTGGAGAGGGTAGCCACAGTTTGGCTAGGTGGGCTCTGGATAAGGTGTCAGGCGGGAAGGGCGCGCCTGGGCATGGCTGTCGTCAGCTCAGCGCAGAGCCGGGAGGGAAGGGCAGGAACGAAAAGGCCGCGCCGGGGAAGGTTCCGGCGCGGCCTGGTCCTTTTGGTGTTGTGCCTTCAAGGACGCCTCAATGTAACAAATGCGCGGCTGATGTGAAAAGGCCGCACTGGAGTCGAGGCGCGGCCTGTTGCCGGGCTGCTGTCTTCCCAGGCAGGCGGAGGGAATTTATCAAAGGTGGTTAGGAACGAAAAGCCCCGCTGGTGCGGGGCTTAGAGAGTCACAGGATGCTCAGAAGATATTCCAGCTCCTTCTTGTACTTTGTCTGCGACTGATTGACCTGTAGACGGCTACCATTGACGGTGTGGAATTGGCCGACCTTGAGTTTCGGAATCGGAATCCCCTCGGCGCCACTGATGCGTCCAGCAGACATAAAGTCATCAGTGATCGCAAATGCATCGGCAGGATCGTCTATATCAAAAAGCGCTGGGTACTTCGCAGCAGTGCTGTAAGCGCGCTCAACATACATTTGCGATGCCCGGTCCTTCACGCCTTTTTTCGGGCTTCGTGCTCCGACCATAGTCATAACGATCGCAGCAACCTTGGGCGGTTTCATACCACCAGCTCTCTCAGCCCAAATGTTGTAATCGCTATTCGGGTTGGAGAGCATGTCCAGCGTGATGTCGAGCGACTCAATTGAGTGTTCATCAACCCGCACAGGGATGATCAACGCGTCAGCTGCACACCAAGCCAGGTGGGTTCCGCCACCGTAGAACGGGCTGCAGTCCATCAAAATGTTCTGACATTTCTTCTCGGCTGCTTCGACATTAAGAATGTCTCGAAGGCTGAACAGGATATTGCTCACAGCCTTTGCGTTGTTCGCCGCCATAGCCTGTTGGAGCTGCTGATAGAGAGCGGAGGGGAAGGCGAAGAGCTGGCCATCTCCAGGAACAAAATATCCGCTTTTCCCGCCCTTGAAGTGGTCGTTATAACTGCTGATTCGGTAAGAGATGTCTTCAGGCACATCGCCAAATGCTGGCCCGAGAACCTTAGGGCGGAGCGCGTCCCCGACAGAAACTTCAGCCTTCGCGCCGCGCATTAGGGATTCGGTTAGATTCCTTTGTGGGCATAAATCGGCAATCAAAGTGGGGCTGTGGCGAGTGAACATCCAGGACAAATTGAACGAGAGAGTCGACTTCCCGATTCCTCCCCTCAGGTTGGAGACTGCATAGGATCGCCGCTTGAAGGTGAAATCTGCCTGACTTGGCTCTTCCAGAGACTTGTCATGGTTCTCAATGATTCTTTTAAGACCGCTGCTCATTCAAATCTCCCGATGATCATCATGCACGGATGTGCAGGTCGACGAGAATATAGCAGGTCTATAAGAAATGTGCAGGTCGTTTAAAAAGCTGCAGGTCGTTTTATTATCTGCAGGTCGACTCAATAAGTGCAGGTCGCTGCCCCGTGACCCTATGGTACTCCCGCAGCAGCCATTACAAATCCCCACCCCTCCAGATGACCTTGCCTATGATGCGGTCCTGGTGAGCCTGCGACCCATATGCGATGACGCCGCGCCTCACCTAGACCAGATTGAACATCGAGGCTTGCCAGTGCTTCTCGCTGATGATCGCGATGGGATGGCCTTCCTCGCGCAGCTCGACAGCTCGCTTGATCTTGGTTCCGTAGGTGCTGTGAAGCCACTGCTCGTTGCCTATCTCGCCGACGACCAGGTAATGCACCTTTTTGCTGATACCCGGAGCTATTCCCCCTCCGCGGTTGACGACGATCTCTTCGCAATGCTTCCTGGGGCCGTAGACCATCACGCCAGTAAAAACGTAGAGGTGACCTGACCACTCTAGCTTTGGCGCTGGGTTGTTGAGCGGAAGAACATTCGATGGAGTAAAGGCATTGTCGCTTGGCTTCGGTTTGGAAGCGGAGAGGCCACCAAATCCTCTAAGGATCTCCAGCAGTTCGGCGGACTCATCAGCGTCTAACACACCATCTGAAAGCATGTCTGAGAGCCTCCTGTAGAGGAGGTTGGTCACTGGATCGTCAAGATGGATCAGGTTCGTAGCGATCCAATCCTGTAGGAACTCGGCCTCCTGCTGATTGATATGCCCATCAGCAGTGATCCCGGCGGCCAGTCCCGCGAGTGCATCGACAGACCTTCGGTCTATGCGTTTCTCGTGGAAAATCCGACTCTCCCCAAACTCAGCATGCAAATCGACCATTGCTTCTCTCCTTGAACGTCAGGTGTTCATCACAGTCTCTTCGCATTCCAGGCCAGCAGGACCCTAGCGAGCACCTGGAATCTTTTTAATTCGGCGCTGGATACCTCGATTGGTGGGTATGCGTTGTTGTCTGAGATCATCAGAAAGGTGCCATCTGCCCTTCGCTGCATCCGCTTTATGTAAAGCTCATCCTTCAGGGCCATAACGTAGACGGCATCTATCTTTATCTCAGTGATGCCGGTATCGACTAGAAGGATGTCTCCGTCCGAAAACGTAGGCTGCATGCTGTCGCCATAGCCCGTGATTAGCGCGAGGTTGTCTGGCGCTGAATACCTGACGTTGCGAGATAAGTAGTCGACGCTCGCGACAATCGAGTCGATAACGACATCAAATTCTGGGCGCGCCAGGCCTTTCCCCATGGAGGCAGCGATATCGTATTGGGGCACGACAATGAACCCGCTCTTTGTTCTCTGCCTTGAAAAGTCGGCAGGGATGACATTCCCCTTTGTGGGCTCTGCATGCACAGCCTTGGCCATCTCCCCAACTTCCGCTGCCAGCCGTTCACTGAATGACTCGATACGGATCCCAATTTGCGAGGCAACGTACGAAGCAAACCTCGCATTGAGCGCGTTGTAGCCGTTTAGATAGGAACTCACGGAGCCCTGACTCATGTCGAGAGCTTCGGCGATTTTCCCCTGGGTAAGGCTGTCCTTCCGGGATTTCCCGGCGTTGAATTCTTCCAGCGCAGCTTTCAGCTTTGCGCATTCCTCTTTCTCCCACTGGGAGATTTCACGTTTCTTGTCGCTCATGTGCGAAGGGTATTCCCGCAGGCGATAGGTATCCATCGCCGCCGGCATTGACTTTGAAATAACCGCCGGCAATACTTTGTCCATGGATAAACCATGGAGACCTGGGTTATGCACCGCATTCCTCTCAAAGAATTTTCTGCCCAGAAGGGCCAGACCAAGGCCGCTGCGCTGCTGGGACTGACCCAGGGCGCACTGAACAAGGCGTTGCGGGTCGGGCGTGACATCTATGTCACCGAAAACGCAGACGGAACCTACTCGGCTGAGGAGGTTAAGGCTTTCCCATCTCACTCCGCCAAGGCCGTTGCCTGACCCCGACCAATCTACCGGCCGGGAGGCCAGCCATGACCAAATTCATGCAAATCCTGATCTTTGGGGCCTCGTTGGCGATGGCCTACTTCCTGGGCGCCACGTCGTCGAGGAAGAGCTCCAGTGAAATCCGGCTGATCGACAAGTGGCCAACGGCCTACATCCAGTTCGACTCAGGCATGAGCCAAGAGGATGCGCTGCGCTTCATCGAGCTGGCCCGCGAAATGGTTCTGGCCGGGCCAGAGAAAGTGACTGCCGAGAAAGCGCTGAAGGATGACGAGGAGAGCCGAGACGCTTTCTGGGCGCAGTCTCTCAAGACTGGTTTGGCCTCGTTCGAATCGCGTTCCAAGTCTTCACATAGCCCTCGAGACCCCCAATGACTTCGTCCGGCAGTTGCGAGTACGCCAAGAACGATCGCATGTGCGCAATTTCGTTATCGAACCCGTCGAGAACCCTCCCGAGTTCCGCAGGTGTTAGCGAGCGTGCCATTGCCATAAGGAAGGCGTTGATGCCCATCAGTTCGCCTTTCTGCGCGTTGATCGTCGCAACGATCTTGTCGATTTCGTCAGTCATGTCCGGCCTCCGCGGCCTTTTCGTGTGGAAGCAAAAAGCTACCACGGTTGCGCCGGACTCCACATTCGAAGCGCTGGCTTTCGCCGTCCCCTCAATTCACGGCTGACAGCGTATAGCACCGACCTCAAGGGAAGAACTAGAGCATGAAAACGCCCGTACTAGAGACCCGCAGAAAGGTAATGACCACGGTAGCCAATGCCTATCCGGGAGGTCGCGATTGCGCTGCTGCGCGTCTGGGGATTCCGCTCAAGCGCCTGGAAAACCAGATGTACGAAACGGCGGGCGTGAAGCCCCTGAGCGACGGCGACCTGCACGTCCTGGAGCAGGAGATGGGGACTTCCTATCTGCCTGACTACATCTGCGCGATGTATGGGGGAGTGTTTGTGCGGACGCCGGAAGCGGGCGATCTGGACAACGTAGACCTGCACCACCGTTCGCTGCGTACAGCGGTTAAGCGTGGACGGGTTGATCAGATGATCGCTCTGGCCCTGGAAGACGGGGAGATCAGCGCCGATGAGGCGAAGGAAATCTTGGCCCTGCATGCCAAGCACATGGCTGCCCGGCATGAAGAGGTTCGAGCCGTGCTCGAACTGCACAGGGCGAAGTGACTATGCGCCCTCGTCTCACGAACTCTGACTACGCCGCAATGGCTAACGCTGCTGAAGAGCTGGCGGGTATGGGGTCGAGTGAGTGGAGGCGCAGATACAACAAAGCCCTGAGCGACTACTACAGGGCTTTGTCGGTGCGTGGATCGGTGGCAGCCGAATCACGCTTGGGAAATAGCAAACGGACGGACCGAGTATGAGCAATATCGTTTCTTTACGCAACACCGGGGGGTTTACCCGGATGGAAAACAGCTTGATGGAATCGCTGGCCAAGGTGGATTTGCCTGCCCGCGAGTTCCGAGTGCTTTTCGCGATATGCCGCCAGACGATTGGATATCAAGTTGAGGCAAAGCGCCTCACCGCCGACGAGATTGGCGCGCTGACCAACATGCGCCGCGACGTGGTGTCAAAGGCGATCAGCCATCTGCTGGAGAGGAGAATCCTGTTCCGCATCGGGGGAAGCCGCGGTGAGCTAGGCGTTTCTCCCGCCAGCGAATGGGTATTCCACGAGCAGAAGAAAGAACGTCTCAGTGAGACCAAATCATCTAACTCGGACAATGTTATCTCACTCGGCGATAAGGTGAGTGAGACCAAAACTGCTCACTCCCTTCTCTATACAAAGAAAGAAGATCTACCCCCTGAAACTGTTCCTTCGGAACAGATTTCCGCCCCCCAGGGGGCTGATCACGCTCCGGTCAAGAAATCCAACGGGGTTTCGTTCGATGGCGAGGACTTCCAAGTCGAGCCAGCCCTGATTACCAAATGGGCCAACGCGTACTCCCCGGTTGACGTCGAGGCAGAGATCGCACGGGCTGCTGTGTGGGCTGCTGCAAATCCCCGGAAGGCCAAGAAGAACTGGCGCATGTTCCTGGTCAAATGGCTGGCAAAGAGCGCCACCAACTCCGTGAGCGAGACTGGCGTTCCGGTCGACAAGATCATTGACCTGTACCACCGCGTTTGCCCGAACCTGCCGGCTGTCGCGGTTGTCGGCGACAAGGTTCTCCGCGCCCTGATCGTTGAGCGCTGGAACGAGAGCGAATCCCACCAGGCTAGCCCGTTCTGGAAGACCATCTTCGAGCGCGCGAATCGCACCAGCCAAATTTGGTATCGCGGCGCCAACGTGGTTCCGCGTCTCGAGGTGATCTGCTCGCGTGCCGTGTTCCGTCAGTTGGAGGAGCAAGCATGATCGAACTTCACAGCCTGGAGGCGGAACACGGCGTGCTGGGCGCCATGCTCAAACAGCCGCACCTGATTAGCGTTCTGTCCGAAGAGCTTTCCCCCGACGCGTTCGCATACAGCGTCAACGCAGACCTGTATCGGCTGATTCTTGATCTGGAGTCTGCCGGCACGCCGATTGACATCATCACTCTGGCAGAGGCCAAAGAGTTCCTTTGCGACGAAACCCGGACGATGGCTTACGTCGGGGAAATTCTGAGCAACATCGTCAGCGTGGCGAATGCCAAGGAGTACGCACGGATTGTTCGTGAGCGAGCCATCTCACGCCAGATAGCTGATGTAGCCAGTGGGGTAGAGGAGGTTGCTCATCAGAATTGTTCAATCGAAGACAAGATCGCCCAGGCTCAGGCCCTTGTGCTTGGCCTGGATGCCGGCGGCACCAACGGTGAGTGCCAAATGGTTGGGGACATCCTGCGCGACCATGTGGAGGTGCTTCAGGAGCGCCATGACCGAGCGCAGAAAGGCGACATGTTGGATGGTTTGAGCACCGGAATTCCAGACCTCGACCAGTACACGCAAGGCCTGAAGTCTGGACAGATGATTGTCATCGCTGGTCGCCCTGCAATGGGCAAAACCACCCTGGCGATGAACATCGCAGCAGACGTGGCCATCAAGCAGCACAGGCCGGTCCTGGTAATCAGTCTCGAGATGACCAAGAGCCAGCTAATGGATCGCCTGATCGCTGCTGTCGGAGGTATCTCTCTCCAGAACCTGAAAGATGGTTCCTGCACCCACAAGGATTACACCGAGCTCAACGCGGCAGTTCTCAAGCTTCGTGACGCAAAAATCGCCGTGAGCGACGTGCCGGTCATGACCATGCCGCGCATCCGCTCCATTGCCCGCCGGCAGAAGCACCGCATGGGTGACTTGGGCCTGATCGTCATCGACTACCTAGGTCTCGTAGAAGGGGATGGTAAGGGGCGCGTAGATGATGTCACCACCATGTCGCGCCAGATGAAGCTGTTGGCCAGGGAGATCGGATGCCCGGTGCTCCCGCTCTGCCAGCTCAACCGCGGATGTGAGTCTCGCCCGGATAAGCGCCCGGTGCTCAGCGACCTACGCGAGTCCGGCGCCATCGAGCAAGACGCGGACATCGTGATGTTCGTGTACCGCGATGAAGTCTATTTCCCGAACAGCGATAAGAAGGGCATCGGCGAAATCCTGATCCGGAAGAATCGGGACGGAGAGATCGGCAGCGTATTCACCTCATTCCAGGGAAGCAAATCCCGATTCGTTCCTCTTGCAAGCCAATACCGCGAACAGCCTGAGCAGAAGGAGGACTGGTGATGAAAGGTGATGAAAGACGCCGGACTATCTACCAGCACCAGGGATACAAACTGCGCTCCTACACCGAGTTGATGTGGGCTCGACTCATGGATGCGGTAGATATCTTCTATCTCTACGAACCGCATCTTATCCAGGTCGATGGATGCAAGTATCTGCCGGACTTCTACCTCCCAGCGGCAGATATGTATCTCGAAGTAAAAGGTTCGCGACCGACTGAGATCGAGGTGGCCAAAGCAGATCAGACGCGCAAGTACACCGGTCGGCCAGTGGTATTTCTGGTTTCCAGGCCGCAGAGCGATGCGCGCGGGTTCATGAATTGCTATCTGCTGGTTCCGCGCGGCGACGAGTGGGTGGATATGTCGCTTGATTGGCTAGGCCAGATACTTCTTACAGCAGCGGGAGAGAGTGCCTGGACCAAGGCAATTCTCTCGGTCCGCGAAGACATTCTGGATTGCCTGCGCCCAGTTAGCGAAGTCGTTGACGAAGTCCTGCTCGAAATGATGGGCAGAAGTGAGGCAGAGGACTACCTCCGGCTCACCCACAAGCGAGCCAATGAAGATCGTTGCTCGATTGACCGTGAACTGTCTGTTCCAGACCGAGGCATCGCTTGGTGGCGCAATCGTTACTTCCCGACCGTTATGGAACAGGCGGCACCCGCTCTTGGAGACAAGAGGGCCACCCAATGAAGCGCTCCTGGACCGTAGTCGTAGGCGCCAAGCGCTTCACGATGATTCTGATGGAGGACTGCGACCCGCTCGCGGTCGTGAAGAGCATTTGGCCTGAAGGGAGGATCGAGCAGTGACGCCCGCAAAACAGGAGTCCCTCATGCAGGGCCAGACCGGAATCGCGAAGAAGGTCTACGAGTGCGTACCGATCTCTGAGCCCTGGCGTTCGTTCCAGGTGCTCACCGCGCTCCGCAACATGACTGGAAGCACGCCGGACGTTCGGATTGTCCAGGGCTGCCTGCGCGATCTGGTCGATTCCGGATTGATCCGCCGCACTGGTACTGACCACTACCAACGAATCCAAGTCGAGAAAAAGACCAAGCCTCAGGAGCCGAAGATGAGCGAGCCCGCGAAGAAGATCGAAACCCAGCCCGAGCCGAAGCGCTCTGCCTCCCCGCTGGAGATGTTGGGCGAACTGGCAAACGATCTCGCCGGCATGGCCGAGCACATGAAGCGCCTGTCTGATCGCATCGAGGACGTCGCTCTGGCAGTCGAGCAGGAACGCGAATCGAACGCTAAGTCGATGGAAAGCTATCGCCAGCTCAAGGCACTGCTGAAGAGCCTGCAAGGGGAGGGCGAGTGACGTGGATATCGTAGACATCGCCAATGACTACGCCGAGCGTGAACTCGCTGAACGCCTGTACTCCCGAGTCAAGTACGTCGGCGAGAGCCTGTGTGAGTGTGAAGACTGCGGCGAGGAGATTCCTGTGGCGCGGCGGGCACTCGTTCCTGGGGTTCGGAAGTGCCTTTCTTGCCAGGAATACTTGGAGGCAATCAATGGACGCTGAAAGCATCATCGGGCTTCGGGTGGGCAAGGTGGTTGTTGAAGCATTCTCCCACTGCGCCGGCAAGGCTTCCCATTGGGTTTGCCGTTGCGACTGCGGTAACCGAGTCATTATGCGCCGAGGAAATCTGATGAGAAACCGAACTACGACCAGTTGCGGTTGCTCTCGGTTTTCTCACGGGATGACCGGAACTCCAACGTACAGCTCATGGAGCAACATGATTGATCGCTGTACGAATCCCTCTAACAAGCGATATGTCGACTACCAAGGCAGAGGAATCACTGTTTGTGAAAGGTGGATGACGTTCTCCAACTTCCTGGCTGATATGGGCGAAAGGCCAGACGCCACCTCCCTTGATCGAATTGACAACGACGCAGGTTACTTCAAGGAAAACTGCCGCTGGGCAACTGCCTTAGAACAGATGAATAACACTAGAAGAAACACCTTCGTTGAGTATCTAGGTAGGCGGCAAACAGTTTCTCAGTGGGCAGGCCAGCTTGGTATTCCCGAATGCACTCTGCGCAGCCGGCTAAATCGTGGTTGGTCGATTGAAGATGCAATGCAGAAGCCTATCAGCAAGCAGCGCCGGGAGTGCAAGCAGAAGAAGGGAAAGCGCCGTGGCTGAACTCGCTCTCATCCGCACAGCCCAGGGCCTGGTCCCGGCGACCGAGGCAGATCGCGAAACCGTTCAGAAGTGGAAGGCCGGCCAGGTCGTCCACGGGAAATTCACCCGGATGCGCAATGCCAAGTTCCACGGCAAGTTCTTCGCCATGTTGGATCTCGCATGGGAGTACTGGGAGCCGAAAGGTGGTCTTGTGCCGCGCCAGGAGATGCGTGGCATCCGCGGGCTGGCCAAATACTTCGAGGATCTGAATGGGCGTCCTGGCCAATTGCAGAACGCCGTCGCCGCGTACATCGCCAAGCTTGAGGCTGATCGAGCGGGCCGCTTCCCGGCAGTCGAGAAGAGCCGCGAGGCGTTCCGCGAGTGGATCACCATTGAGGCCGGTCACTTCCACCTGATCCATACGCCTGACGGCGTTCGCAAGGAAGCCAAGTCGATCAGTTGGGCGAGCATGGACGACACAGCTTTTGAGCCGCTTTACCGCGACGTGTTTGCTGCCTGCTGGAGGCTGGTCCTTTCCTCTCACTTCGAAACCGAGGCTGACGCCATGGCGGCGGCTGATCAGATGGGGACTTTCGCATGAGCAAGTTCAAGGCAGGAGACCTGGCGCTTGTGATCAATCACACCTTCCCTCCGGTGGTTGGAACCTGCGTTGAACTGATCAGCCGCCATTTGGTTGGGCCGGTTGATCGTAGCGATCCGATGGACCCAGGAGTTTATGAAACCCCTGACGGCGAGCCGGTGTGGGTAGTGGACGATCAAGGCGCCATAGTTTGGGAGAAGTGGCTCATGCCGCTTCGGGGAGACTTCCAGCCCGAGCAGCAGAAGGCGAAGGGGGTGGAGGCATGAGCTACTGCCGTTGGAGCAGCGATGATTTCCAGTGCGATGTTTACGTCTACGAAAGCGTAGCTGGTGGATTTGTCACTCACGTTGCCGCCAATAGGGTGGTTTTCAAGGATGAACTGCCTGCTCTGGTTCCTTTCGAGCCGGAGTACGTTGACCAGTTCTTGGCGCGCCACAACCAGGTAATGGCAATCGTTGATGCGGCTGATCGTGTGCGGATCGGTCTTCCACACGACGGCGACAGCTTCGATGACGCCGATCAAGAGGCCTGTGCGGACCGACTGGAGTATCTGAAAGGGCTGGGCTACGTCGTCCCGCAGTACGCCATTGACGCACTGCGCGAGGAAGTAGAGGAGGGCTCGGAATGACGATCGCCACCGGCCAGCCCAAGCCCCGCAAGTGCCAGAACACCGAATGCGGCGCCAAGTTCATCCCGCAGCGCCTGGGCCAGCGTGTGTGCTCTCCTGCCTGCGCCTTGGCCATCAAGGACAAGCACGCCAAGCCGGCGCGGAAGGCCATTGCCGACCGAGATCGGCGGGAGATCAAAGTGCGGAAGGAGAGGCTGAAGAGCAGGACGGATCACCTGCGAGAGGCTCAGGCGGTAATCAATCGCTACGTCCGGCTCCGTGATGATCATCTCGGTTGCGTTAGTTGCGACAAGCCCGCCACGTGGGGCGGCCAGTGGCATTGCTCGCATTTCCGTAGTGTTGGGGCAGCACCTCAGCTCCGCTTCAACCTTTGGAATATGAATAAGTCCTGCAGTGCCTGTAACAACCACCTGAGCGGGAATTTGATGGCCTACCGGCCGCGCCTGATTGAGAAGATTGGCCAGGCCAAGGTTGATCGACTGGAAAGTGACAACTCTGTTGCCCGTCATGACATCCCCTACCTGAAGCGCCTGAAGGCTGTCTTCTCCAAGAAAATTCGCCGGCTGGAGGCTCGACGCAAATGCAGTGCCGCGTAGATGGATGCGGGCGTGATGCCCAATACAAGACAGCCCAGCTCTGCCAGATGCACTACTTCCGGATGCGGAGAAATGGCTCGGTAGCCAAGAAGCTGAGCAGCCGCCAGCAGCGAATCATTACGCCAAATGGCTACGTGCGGATATTCGAACCAGGCCATGCCCTCGCTGACAAGGGAGGGTATGTCTTCGAGCATCGACAAGTGATGTGGGCGATCGTAGGGTCTGACTGCCGGCCGTGCGAGCTGTGCGGGAAGGCTGAGACCTGGGCAACCTGCCATGTCGATCACAAGGACGATGATCGCCAGAACAATGCCGAGGGAAACCTCCGAATTCTCTGCCGTGGCTGCAACGTGAAGCGCGGATTTCGACCGGAGTCGTACGAGTCGCGCAGCCAGGTCGGACTAATCGAGTTCGAGGGAAGGCGCGATACAGCAACCAACTGGGCTAGAGATCCGCGCGTGAAGGTAAGCGGACACACCATCCTTCGCAGGAAGGCCGCCGGCATGTCCGACTTCGACGCGCTCTTTGCCCCGAAATTGACGCACAACGGGAAGGCCAAGTTCAGGGCCTGGGTGCGCGAACTGAAGAGGGCAACGGCATGACGCTGGCCGAATACGTCTCCCAGCAATGGGTAATCCTTCGAGAGTACGGGCTGATTAAGGGGGAAGCATGATCTACACCAGCGAAAGAGATGGAGCTGTCACCTGGCAAGAGTTGAAGGCCGTACTTGATTACCATCCAGAAACGGGACAGTTCATCTGGAAAGTATCGAGAGGCTCAATAGTCTCTGGTAGCAGAGCTGGCACTATCGGCGGTACTCGCCGTTACGTAAGCATAATGATACGAAAGAGAGCTTATTTGGCACATCGGCTTGCATGGCTATACATGACTTGCGAGTGGCCGCAACTTGATATAGACCACATTGATGGAGACCCCCTGAATAACTCCTGGGCAAATCTGCGCTTGGCAACGCCAAGGCAGAACGCAAGAAACAGGAAGACCCCCTGCACCAATAAATCCGGGGTAAAGGGCGTCTATTGGGTTAAGGCCAAGAACCGTTGGCGTGCACAGATTCGAGACCAGGAAGGGGTAATACGGGTGCTTGGCCTGCATAGGACTGTCAATGAAGCAGAACATGCGCTTCTGTCTGCACGCAGAGAAATGCACCAAGAGTTCGCCAGGTATTCCTGAGGGGTTTCCATGACTATCTATGTATCTGCGCTATCTGCAATTGTTTCAGCATTGTCTGCGGACTGCATCGACAACACTGCAAAGCAAGCCTGGCAGAAGCTCTACCAGCCAGGGTATGCCGACAGTGAGGGTTTAGCTGGGCTGATCAGGGGCTCGAACACTTCAGGCATCAAGCGCATCGATGCCGATTGCTGGGTGCATGCCAGGCTACACAGCCAGCTCAAGCCTCGGCACTGGAACGCATTGGTGGCCAAGTACAGTACTCACCGTGAGAAGAAGAAGGCTGCAATCGAGACCCTTATTCCCCTGGTCGCGACTCCTGCGCCACGCAGGTTCCTTGGGATGGCTGTCTATACCTGGGCTATCCCTAAGCTGAAGGGCGCAGATGGCAAGCGCTCAACCGACATGATTATTCTCGATGCCGTGTTCTACGACATGAACAACTGGGAGTCTGAGGGTCGTCCAGAGCAGACCAGGCGCCGTTGGCGCTCTGGAATTCATAGCGTCCTGAATGAAATGCTCAAAGAGGCAGAGGTTGCGGCTGGTGAAATCCTGATGGCGGAAGGAATCATCTTCGGCGAAGCAGCATAGGGCTTGCATTCAATGAGCGTTTGAGCGAATATTTCCCCATCCTGTCGATCTTGCGCGTTGTGAGGATCGGTGGCTCTGAAGCCCTGGCATCTGCCGGGGCTTTTTCGTTTCCAGCCCAATGCGGAGTTCTGAAATGTCTGCCGAATCGAAAGATGTTTGGCTGCTCAAGGGAATCGGCGGTGGCGCGCTGGTCCTGCTGCTCCTGGTTGGAGCGGCAGTGGTACTGATCTGAATCCTTCGGGTTGCGACTACGCGGCCGGGATCGCCTTGGACACGCAGGCGTTAAAGTGAAGTGGGAGCCGGTGGAAGCCCGGCACGAGCAAACGACACCGACGCTCTCCAAGTAGGTGTCCAGGGCTGACCAACTAACGCGCCTGATGAGCTGGTGAAACTCCAGCGAAACCATAACGGTTGCGTAGTCCTCCCAGGTCAGTGTTGTTGGAGGAGTGAGGAGAGCACCCATTCAGAGCCCAGCCTAGCGCTGGGCTTTTTCGTTTCCGGGGTATGGATGAATCTCGAGCATCGCATAAGACGCTGGCTTCTTCAGGATGGGCGACGTGGCAAGCCGATCCACGCAATTCTCATCCACCCCGACGATATCCAATCTGCAAGAAAGATCTGCCGGTTCGCGCCAGTAAAGGTGCTCGGCATTGAAGTACGCCGGTATGGCGCAACAGGGAGCGCTGCTGATTTGTAATCAGAGGGTTGCGGGTTCGACTCCTGCTGCCGGCACCACACTACAAGGCCCAGGCAATGACCTGGGCTTTCTGCATCTGGAGTACGTGAATATGGCCGAGCCGAGTGGTGCGGTAGCAGTCGCCGGCCTGGTCGGTATTGGTGCGTCTGCGTTGATCCCTGGCATTGATGCCAATGCAGTGATCGGGGCTTTTGCTGGGGCTATCTTCTTCGTGGTGTATGCCAAGGACATCTCGGCCTGGGCTCGCCTTGGCTACTTCGCTGCGTCCTGGATCGTTGGCTACTACGTCGCGGGCGAAGTCATTGGGCGGGAGTGGGCAAGGACATCGGGCCTGGTTGCCTTTGGTGGGGCATTGTTCTGCGTCGCAGTGGGCACCAGCTTGCTGGAGTGGGTGCAGGGGGGGAAGACGCCTGGTTGGCTCCGCTTCATAGCGGACCGCTTTGGAGGTCGTAATGGTTGACCCTTGGACCCTGGTAGCCGCGATGATTTGCGGCGCCATCTGCATGAGGCTGGCGACATACCGCCGACAGGGCGCGAGGTATCGCCGGGGAGTGTCCTGGCTCGCATACCTGCTGTGCGTTGGTAGTGGGTGCTTCGCCCTGAGCGTGATGCTCGATGCACTCCACGGCTACAGACTGAATCCTGTCTCCCCTTGGCTGACCCTGGTCCTGGCAATCCTGCTCGGCCTTGTCTGTCACGCTCGGGGGAACCTGGCCCACATTCTGAGGGTGTACTGATGGATGCTCCGCTTCTACTGAAGAACACAGGCACGAGCCTGATTTTGTGTGACAGCAACGGGAAGCCGCTCCCTGGACAGCTTTCGTTGAGCGTCAGCAACGACGGCCCTATCCCAACCGTCACGGTCACGTTCGCACTCGTTAACAAGCGGGTGAGGCTCTGCGGCGAAGAGATGGAGTCGCGCATCTCATACGATGCGTATCTTGAGACAATTAAGGGAAGGAGCAGATGATGACCAAGTGCACCTTCTGCAACAAGACGCGTGAATGGGCAAAGAAGTGGGCTCGGGTCGCGATGGAACGCGCGGCCTCTGCTATGGCCGCCAAGCCGAAGCGACCCGGAGCAAGCGATGACTGAGTCCGAGGAAGAGGTTCGACTCCTCCTGCGCGATCTCCTCGATGAGCAGCGCAAGACCAATCAGCTATTGCACCTTCTGATCCAGGCTCTGGCCGAAGATGGCGAGGATCCTGACGCCGTGCCGACCAGCTACCTGAGTGGAGAGCCGATCTGATGTCGGTATTTATGGGGTCCGCCAGGGAAACCCAGATAGCTTCTGTCCGGGTGCGCCGCGGCTGGTTTGGCAAACTGGTTGTTCAGGTTCGCTACAAGATAGAGCGCCCCGAAAGCCCGCTCCCTGGTCGGGAACTGATCTATCACGTATGCGGGCTATCCCGTTGGCGAGATGCCAACGCAAATGATTTCGCCGAAGCCCTGATGGTCGCGAAGCTCATCGGGATGTCTGATGAAGGAAAGCCCTCATGAAGAGTCACCCGATCCCCGCAGGAGTCGAGGTCAACCCCAATCGTCCCTGGGCACCTGATGACATTGCCGGGTACAGCGGTGAGGTGGTGAGTGCCATGAAGGTTCTCGAGCCTCTGCTGCGCTCCGGGCTGCTGGCGCTCCATCCTGATGAATGGCAAGGCGGCAAGCTCTCGTTCCTCAGACCGGCACAAGCTAGGCGGCAAGGCTGGAACCCGCCGGCTCAGGGGGCCGGCAATCAGGTATCCGGAAGTGCCTGACCTCCCTCAGCGTCACACCAAGCCCAAGGCCAGGGGAGTGACCAAGCACGAGGTAGAGGACAGGGCATGGGGGAACGGACGTGGTGGCAGGCCATGGCGCCGCAAACGTGAGCGCATCCTCAAGCGAGATGGCTACATGTGCCAGTGCCCAGAGTGCAAGGGAATGAAGAGGATCGCCACAGAGGTGGATCACATCATCCCGCTGAGCCAGGGCGGAACAGACGATGACGCCAACCTGATGGCTATTGCTGGCTACCCATGTCATGCGAGGAAGACGGCGAGGGAGTCGGCGGCATCTAGGAAATAGTCGGGTTCTCTCAGCGCGCGGACACGACGATATCGAGATATTTACGAATGAAGGCAGTGGCTTTCGCTGTCTTCGTGCGTTTTTGCCGAAAAATCTAGTTTAATGAGAAAAATTCTCATTTATAGGGGTGGGGCTGGTCAAAACCTTAGAACTTTTCGTTAGGACACCGCGCCACCAAAGCACTTTCCATTTCCACAGAATTTAGGTTTCAAGATGGCACGACACAAACAGCCGGATGTCGTCGCCAAGTTCAAAGGCGCCGACAAGAAAAACCCCCAGCGCTACCGGCAGGAGCCGGCAAAGGGCGAGGGGGATGTCGGAGAAGCGCCCATCCATCTGCAAGGCCCTGCTCGTCTCGCATGGAAAGAGTTGTGCGCTCAGTCGATCAAGGGCGTTCTGACGGGATCGGACCGGATCATCCTGGAAGTGACGGCCAACCTGCTCGCTGAATACCGTGCCAACCCGACAGAGTTCGCGGTTGGCAAGTACACCCACCTGATCGGAAACCTGGCCCGGCTTGGACTAACGCCGTCCGACCGCCAGAAGTTCGGCCTGGAAAAGCCGAAGGAGAAGGACGAGTTCGAGGATTTCTGAGATGACCCCCAGCGACATTGCGCGACAGTACGCTAGCGATGTCGTGGGTGGGGCTATCGTTGCGTGCCGGTATGTGAAGCTTGCATGCCAGCGCTTTCTGAATGACTTGGACCGCCAGGGCGATGACGATTGGCCATACGTTTTCGATGAGGCCAAGGCAGATCGTGCTGTCAAGTTCATGCAGCTCATGCCTCACACCAAAGGCAAATGGAGCGCTTCGAAGTCGAAGCTAGTGTTCGAGCCTTGGCAGGTATTCATCGAGGCCAACATCTTCGGCTGGGTGAAGAAGGACACCGGCAAGCGCAGGTTCCGCGAGGCCTACGAAGAGATTCCCAGGAAGAACGGGAAGTCGGCCCGTCTTGCCGCACGAGGCATTTACCTATTCGCCGCAGATGGCGAGTCGGGGGCCGAGGTCTACTCCGGCGCTACCACCGAGAAGCAGGCATTCGAGGTATTTCGCCCGGCCTGGATGATGGCGCACAAGCTGGAGAATCTGCGCAACCGGTTCGGCATCGAGCTTTCTGGCAACCAGAAGAACCCTGGCCCCATGTTCGTCATGGAGGACATGTCGAAGTTCGAGACGGTGATCGGAAACCCCGGGGATGGAGCCAGCCCCCATGCGTCTCTGGTGGACGAGTACCACGAACACGACACAGACGCCTTGGTGGATACCATGCAGACAGGCATGGGTGCGCGGGAGCAGCCATTGCTTTCGATCATTACGACGGCGGGGTCGAATCTCGGCGGCCCATGTTACGAGAAGCGCAGGGACGTGATCCGCATTCTCGAGGGGCAGACGATCGATGAGACGATCTTCGGGATCATCTACACGATCGACGAGGATGATCCGTGGGATGACCCGGCCAGCCTGATCAAGGCCAATCCGAATTACGGAGTGTCGGTATTCCCTGACTTCCTCCTGGCCCAGCTCCAGCAGGCCAAGCGTTCGGCGTCGAAGCAGAACGCCTTCCGCACCAAGCATCTGAACCAGTGGGTGGGGGCTAGGACGGTCTGGATGAACATGCTGGCCTGGCAGCGGCAGAAGCGCGACTTCACGATTGCGGACATGGCCGGATGTCGCTGCTGGATGGCTTTGGACCTTGCCAGCAAGAAAGACGTGGCCGCCCTGGTAATGCTGTTCGAGAAAGCTGGTCAGTTCTACTGCATTCCGCGCTTCTACGCTCCAGAGGCCGCCGCTGAGGAAAACGAGAAGTATCAGAACTTCGCACTTGAAGGTCACCTGATCCTGACGCCAGGGAGCATGACGGACTACGCCTTTATCGAGGCAGACATCCTTGACCTAGCAAAACAGATCGACCTGCAGGATGCCGCCTTCGACGACTGGCAGGCCAACTACCTGATTACACGCCTCTCGAACACCTCAATCCCGGTCGTGGACTTCAACCAGACGGTCAAGAACATGAGCGACCCGATGAAGGAGGTGGAGGCGAGGGTGATAGCGCGGACGCTCTGGCATGACGGAAACCCAGTCATGACCTGGATGATGGGAAATGTGGCGGCAAAGATCGATGCCAAGGAAAACATCTACCCGCGCAAGGAAAACGACAACGACCCCAACTGCAAGATCGACGGTCCAGTGACCTTGATCATGGCTATGGGGCGCGCCCTGGTTGCCGGAGTTGATGACGGCGACGACTTCATGAACGCCATACGGAATCCCATCATCGCATGAACATCGCAACTGGCCTCTACCTCTTCTTCGGCGTCCTTGGTCTGGCTCTTTTCGTAGCCGGAACCTTTGTGCTGCTGGGGCTCGGCTGGGCGCTCATTTCCGGTGCAGCGTCAGCATTCGCTATCGCGGCGTTCATTCGCAAGGGGCTGACCAGTGAGTAAGAGTCTCGGAAAAGTCCTGAGCAGTGCTACGTCTGCGCCCAGGTCTTCATTGTTCGGTTGGGGGGATAAGACCATCCGCCTGACAGATGGCGCGTTCTGGTCGCAGTTCTTGGGGCGAGAGTCCTCGAGCGGGAAGAAGGTCACTGTCGACAAGGCAATGAAGCTGTCCGCGGTATGGGCTTGCGTTCGCTTGATCTCTACTTCTGTCGCCGGCCTGCCGCTTGGAGTGTACGAGCGGAAAGCGGACGGGAGCAGAGTCGATGCTCGGTCGTTCCCGCTCTACGATGTTGTTCACAACAGCCCCAATGACGACATGACGGCCTTCCAGTTCTGGCAAGCCATGGTCGCATCGATGTTGCTTTGGGGGAACGCATACGCGGAGATTCGTCGTGCTGCCGGTAGGCCTGCTGCGCTGGACTTCCTGCTTCCATCGAGGGTCGACCTGGAGTGTGATGACAACGGTCGGCTGAAGTACTTCTACACGCCAAAGAAGGGTGCCCGTAGAGAGATCGAGCGCACAAACATGCTGCACATCCCGGCGTTCACGCTGGATGGCAGAGTCGGTCTCTCTGCCATCCGGTATGGCGTCGATGTCTTCGGTTCGGTCATGTCGGCGGAGGATGCCGCCAACGGCACATTCAAGAACGGACTGCTCCCCACGGTCGCATTCAAGGTCGACCGCATTCTCCAGCCTGCGCAGAGGGAGGAGTTCAGGGAGTACGTGAAGTCCATATCTGGCGCTATGAACGCTGGGAGGTCCCCTGTACTGGAGCAGGGTATTACCCCTGAGACTATCGGCATCAACCCAGTCGATGCTCAGTTGCTGGAGACGCGAGAGCATGGAGTGATCGAGATTTGCAGATGGTTCGGGGTTCCGCCCTGGATGATTGGTCAGACCGACAAAGGGAGTAACTGGGGGACCGGGCTTGAACAGCAGATGCTCGCGTTCCTGACATTCTCGATCAGTTCGATCACCAATCAGATTCAGCAGTGCGTCAACAAGCGGCTGCTAACTGCGCCCGAGCGGATTCGCTATTACGCCGAGTTTTCCCTTGAGGGATTCCTGAAAGCTGATAGCGCGGGTCGCGCTGCCTGGTACAGCACCATGGCGCAAAACGGATTCATGACTCGCAATGAAGGTCGCCGGAAAGAGAACCTTCCAGAGCTTCCCGGCGGCGACATCCTGACTGTGCAATCCAACCTTGTCCCCCTCGACCAACTCGGTCAATCCAATGAGAGCCAGGCGGTTCGCGCCGCACTCATGAACTGGCTCAGCCAGCCAGAACCACAGGAGTAACCCATGACTCTGCGAAATCTTCCGGCAGCGCCGGAGGCTCGCCCGCGCTCGGGCGTCCAGTGCGACCTGGCGCCAAAAGCGCTGGATGCATGGCGTCCTGAGCTTCGCGCCGCGTCCGGCGATAACCCCGACACCACCATCACCATCTACGAGCCCATCGGTTATGACTGGTGGACCGGCGAGGGCGTAACCGCGAAACGCATTGCCGGTGCGCTGCGCGCCATCGGCGGCGATGTCGATGTGACCGTGAATATCAATAGTCCGGGCGGCGACGTGTTCGAGGGGCTGGCGATTTACAACCTGCTGCGCGAGCACAAGGGCAAGGTCTCGGTGAACATCATCGGATTGGCTGCCTCTGCCGCCTCCTTTATCGCCATGGCAGGGGATGAAATCCGCATTGGCCGCGCCGCCTTCCTGATGATCCACAACGCCTGGCTGATCGCCATGGGCAATCGGAACGACCTGCGTGAGATCGCCGACTGGCTGGAGCCATTCGACATGACGCTGGCTGACATTTACGCGCAGCGCACCGGCATCGATATCGACGACATCGTGAAGCAGATGGACGCCGAGACCTGGATCGGCGGGCGCGAAGCCGTCGACAAGGGGTGGGCAGATGCCTTCCTGGAATCCGACGAGATCTCCAGTGCGCCGAGCAACCGCAGTGAAGCCATCTTGGCCAAGCGCCGGATGGATGCCGCTCTGGCTCGCAGCGGCATGCCGCGAAGCCAGCGCAATGAACTCATCAACGACTTCAAGACCAGCATGCTTGGCGCTGCTGGCGGGGGTGGTGGCACCCCGACCGATATGCCTGGCGCTGTCGCTCCTGACCTCTCCGCTGCACTACGGGCAGCACAAGACATCACCAAATTCCTCCAAGGAGAATCGCAATGAGCGACTTCGAAAAACAAATCGGCGAACTGAACGCCAGCCTCAAGCTGGTCGGCGACCAGATCAAAGCCCAGGCCGAACAGGTCAACACCCAGATCGCCAACTTCGGCGAGATGAGCAAGTCAGCACGAGCCGATGTTGACAAACTCCTGGTAACGCAGGGTGAGTTGCAAGCACGACTGAGCGCCGCGGAACAAGCCATGCTGGCCAACGAGAAGCGTGACGGCGGCGAAGAAGCACCGAAGACCGCCGGACAAATGGTCGCAGAGAGCCTGAAAGAGCAGGGTGTAACCAGCTCCCTGCGCGGTTCGCATCGCGTATCCATGCCGCGCTCGGCCATCACCTCCATCGACAGCTCTGGCGGCGCCCTGGTTGCGCCTGATCGTCGCCCCGGAGTCGTTGCCGCTCCGCAACGTCGCCTGACCATCCGCGACCTGGTTGCGCCTGGCACCACTGAGTCGAACTCCGTCGAGTACGTTCGCGAGACCGGCTTCGTCAACAACGCCGCCCCTGTTTCGGAAGGCGCCCAGAAGCCGTACTCCGACCTGACCTTTGAGCTGGAAAACGCGCCGGTTCGCACCATCGCGCACCTGTTCAAGGCAAGTCGTCAGATTCTGGACGACGCATCGGCGCTTCAGAGCTACATCGATGCGCGCGCCCGTTACGGCCTGATGCTGGTTGAAGAAGGCCAACTGCTCTACGGGAACGGGACCGGCGCCAATCTGCACGGCATCATTCCGCAGGCACAGGCCTACGCGCCGCCGAGTGGCGTAGTGGTAACCGCCGAGCAGCGAATCGACCGCATCCGCCTGGCGATCCTTCAGGCGCAACTGGCCGAGTTCCCGGCCAGCGGTATCGTGCTCAACCCCATCGACTGGGCGCTGATCGAGCTGACCAAGGACGCCGAGAACCGTTACATCATCGGCAGCCCGCAGAACGGCACCACTCCGACCCTCTGGCGTCTGCCGGTGGTGGAAACCCAGGCCATCACTCAGGACGAGTTCCTGACCGGTGCGTTCTCTCTCGGCGCCCAGATCTTCGACCGCATGGACATCGAGGTTCTGGTTTCCACCGAGAACGACAAGGACTTCGAGAACAACATGGTCACCATCCGCGCTGAGGAGCGGCTGGCCTTCGCGGTCTATCGCCCCGAGGCTTTCGTGACTGGTTCGCTGACCGCCAGCTAACTGGAAGGGGCCGGGAGACCGGCCCTTCTTTCTTTGAGGTGACTATGCCTGACGTAATGATCAAACCAATTCGCTCATACTTGGACGGCGGTCGCGTGAGAAAGGCCGGCGGTGATGCATACCTTGCATCCGAGCACCTGGCGCGCCAGTTGGCGGCGCGCGGTCTTTGCCAGATTGTGGAATCAGAGATCCCAAAGCCTGTGGCTGGCGAGTCGCTGTCTGCCTCGCAAGTGGCCCCAGCCTCACAGCAGAAGACTGCGAACGAGTCCGAGAGTGGCGAAACTCCTCGCCGCAGAGGGCGGCCATCTGCACGAACACAACGTTCCGACTGACCCCCTGGGCTGATGCACTGTGGGCAATGGATAAGGCCTGGTGGGAGAGATACGCCGCCGAGGCTAAAGCAAACTTCTGTGGTGAGCTTCTGACACTCAGCGCCAATCCCTTCGGAATAAAGACGGCGCGCATCGAGCACTACAGGAACTCAGGCGGCGGCGCAGTTTCCTTGGCCATCGCCAGGGGTGCTAAACGCATCATCCTGCTGGGCTATGACATGCAGAAAACCAATGGGCAATCGCACTGGCACGGCGACCACCCGAAAGGGCTCGGGAGCGCCGGCAAGATCGCGGAGTGGCCGTCCGAGTTCGAGCGCCTGAAGCGCAACAACCCGACAATCGAGATCATCAATTGCACTCGCGAAACAGCACTGACCTGCTTCGCTCGACGCCCGCTGGAGGAAGTGCTGAATGAGCATGATCCCGCTTGATACAGCAAAGTCCTTCCTTGATGTGATCCATGATTGGGATGACGCCAAGCTCCAATTGCTGCTGGACGGGGCCGAGGACGAAGCCTGCCAATTCATGTGGCGCCAGTCTCTTGATGGCCTTTGCAATTGCGAAGAGAGCAGTGAGGTAGTCAGCAGCGAGCCAGGCATTCCGCCTAGCGTGGTCATCGGAGTGCTTCTTTTGCTTCAGGCCAGCTATCAGGCTGCTCCCGAAGAAATCGCAACGCTGCGCAAGGCGGCCGAAGTGAAGCTGATGCCGTACAGATGCGGCTTGGGGGTTTGAATGCTGGCCTACCGTATGCGCCACCGCATTCAGTTTCAGCGGCAGGTCCACACACAAGACCCTGACACGGGAGAAGATACGACGACCTGGGAGACGGTTCTGTTCTCCGGTCACGCTGACCTGCCCGCAGAGGTTCTGACTGGACCGGGGCGCGAGTTGATCGCCGCAGACGCTACGCAGGCGGAGACCACTGCCAGGATCAACTGTCGGTGGTTCCCCGTTGAGCGGTTGGAACTGTACACCTGGCGGGTCATCTGGGATGGCAGGGTCTACAACATCACCAGCGCAGAGACCGATGTCACCGCTCGCCGTGAATGGAGACTGCGCTGTTCTGATGGATTGACGGACGGTCGGTAACTATTTGGCCCGAAAGGGCGCTCAACACGCAGCTAGGCCCGTACAGCCGAACGGCGGATGTCGCTCATCCGTCCGCCCCGCTGCGTTTCTATTCGCCTGATGAGCGAGGTAACGACAGATGCGCGACAGTAATGTTTTCGAGATTAAGAGATTGGCTGATGGGCTGGACGCTGCTTTGAAGGCGACCGATGCCTATGAGTACCTAATAGATCGGATAGCCGCTGTCTTCCTGAAATGCAGCCTCGTCCGAACTGTCGGCCTATTCGATGAGATGGCAGTCCTCGAAGCGATCAACGAGATCGATCTTTGCATCAAAGCCTCTGGCGAAGACTCGCGCGTCGCGGGCTTGTGTCGCTACGCTTTGGAGCTATCTGGCGTAGGGGAAAACGAATTGATGATCGACGGTGACGGGAAGGTGAAGCGCCGCATGGTTTACTTCATTCGGAACAGTCGTGGATCGATCAAGATCGGTTCGAGTATGAATGTCGAGGATCGCCTACATCAGCTTGAAACTGGAGCTGGCGAACGCCTCGAACTTATAGCCTCTGTACCAGGATCCTTCGGTGCGGAGCGAGAGCTACACGCGCGGTTTACTGGTTTGCGCGAGCATGGCGAATGGTTCAGCCCTGGGGAGGAATTGCTGGAGTACATCAACCAGCTTCAATTGACCTTCGGCCTCGACGCCGCCTAACCCAATCGCGACGAACGAAAGCCCGCCTTGAGCGGGCTTCGTCGTTTCTGGAGATCATGAAATGACCGACCAAGCAATCGAGCAAGAAATCCAGGCCAAGGGCCTGACCGCTCCCCGCATCACGCCTGCTGACGTTGAGGCGAACATCGTGGGTGAATACTTCTTCACTGCCGAGGATGGGGTGAAGACCGCTTTCAACCAGCAGGATGAGCTGACGCGTTTGACGGGATACCACGCCGAGCTGGGATTGCTGACCTTCTGCGTACTGGTACTGAAGAACGGCTTCACCGTCACCGGCGAGTCGGCCTGTGCGAGCCCGGAGAACTTCGACGCCGAGATCGGCCGCAAGATCGCGCGCCAGAACGCCGTCGCGAAGATCTGGCCGCTGATGGGTTACGAACTGCGAAGCAAGCTGGTCGGCTGATCTGTGCTGATCAAGGGAATGCTTGGCCTTGGTGACAATATCTACGCCCGCGCGTTCGTGAAGAATCACCTTGGAGCCTATCTCGAAACGCCGTGGCCCCAGCTCTATGCAGACATCGATGTGAAATGCGTGCGTCCGAGCACCCAGCTCCGCACGCAGGCGAAGAACGTCCAGCGCTCGGCGCAGTGGCACAAGCCATTCGGTGGCGGACAGTTACGAATCGCATACGGTCAGATGCCGATCATCCAGGGTTTGCGACAAGCTTTCCGGTGCGAGCCCGGCGCGTTCGATTTGCCTGACTTCGGCCCGTCGCCGGTCGAGGGGCGCTACGTTCTCGTTCGTCCCGCGACGGTTCGCGTTGAGTGGCGTGCAGACACGCGCAACCCTCTTCCTGAGTACATCGCTAGCGCTGCCGCAGAGATGCGCCGCAGGGGCTGGAAAGTGGTTTCCGTGGCGGACCTGGAGCCGGGAAAGGAATGGGCCATCGATCCACTTCCGCCGGCTGACATCCAGTTCCACAAGGGCGAACTTCCGGTTGAACAACTGCTGGCGCTGCTCCAGCACGCAGATGCCGTGATTGGCGGCATCGGCTGGATCGTTCCAGCCAGCATTGCCGCCAAGGTTCCGGCCTGGATTATCTGTGGCGGGCAGGGCGGCTACAACTCGCCTGAACACATCACCGACAAATGCATGGACCTGTCCCGCATCACCTTCGCGGTTCCTGACAGGTTCTGCCGCTGCACCATGAAGCAGCACAACTGCGACAAAAGGATCACCGATCATGACCAACGCTTTGCCGCCTGGGCTGACCGACTGCCTGCTCTGGTCTGAAGAGCTTGGCATGGGCTTCCACCCGCGCCCTCCGATGGACTACACGGGACCATATTTCGAGAAGTACCAGCTGCTTGATGCTACCCCGATGGGCGCTGCGCTGACCCAGACCCGTATTGATCTGGTGCGCCGTCACTTTGCCGGCCAGGTGGTAGACATCGGTATCGGAGGAGGCCGTTTCGTCACAGAGTCCGGCGCCATGGGTTTCGACGTGAACCCGGAGGCGGTGGACTGGCTGAGGGCGCAGGAGCGCTACTACGACCCATACCAGCATCATGCAGAAGCTGTGACCTGCTGGGACAGCCTGGAGCACATTCCCGAGCCGGAGAAGCTGCTCGACCATGTTGGCGAGTGGTTGTTCGTGTCGATGCCGATCTACAAGGATCAGACCGACTGCCTGTCCTCCAAGCACTACAAGCCGGGTGAGCATATCTGGTACCACACGATGCACGGTTTGATCGGATGGTGCGAGCGTCAAGGTTTCGAATGTGTCGAGCTAAACGACCAGGAGTCGAAACTTGGCCGAGAAGGCATCACCAGCTTTGCGTTCCGGAGAGTCCATGGCTGACGGCGTTGAGTTCAGCATCACCGGGCTTGAAGGCGTGCTCGAGAAACTCAGAACTCTTGGCCCGCGCCTCCAAAAGAACGGCCTGAGAAAAGCAGCCCGCAGGGCGATGAACATTGTCAGGGATGCCGCACGAGAAAAGGCGCGACTTGTCGATGATCCCGAAACACCAGAGAAAATCTGGAAGAACATCATCACTCAAGAGTCCGCCAAGCAGGGGCGGCGTGAAGGGGGGGTGGTGATGAAGGTTGGAGTGCGCGGCGGCGCTGGTCGAAACCAGTACAGCAAGGATGCAAGCGGAAATCCTGGTGGCGACACCAGGCACTGGCGCTATCTGGAGTTCGGCACCAAGTACTCGCCGGCGAAGCCATTCATGCGGCCTGCTCTGTCTCAAAACATTGAGCCCGTTACTGAAAAATTCATATCCGAGCTTGATGGCGAAATAGACAAGGCTCTAAGGGGGAGGTGATGCATCCGCCAATCTTTAAGGTCTGCTCAAGTAGTCCCGCTGTTACCGCGATTCTCGGTGCGTCCCCGCTGAGGATGTATCAGTTTGGCCTGGCCCCCCAGCTCGTCGTCAAGCCGTACGCAACATGGCAGACCATATCTGGATCGCCGGAGAACTACCTATGGGGGCGCCCTGACGCCGATGGGTTCACCCTCCAGGTGGACATTTTCTCAGCCACCGCTGCGGAAGCCAGAGATGCAGCAAAGGCCATCAGGGATGCAATTGAGCTTTCAGCCTATGTAGTCCGCTGGGGAGGGGAATCTGTTGATCCTGATACCAAGACCTACCGAGTCAGCTTTGACATCGACTGGATAGTCCAGCGATAGACACCTAAACCAATCAGCCCGCCACCGCGCGGGTTTTTATTGCCTGCTACAGGAGAAGACGTTATGTCGATGCTTACCCAAGGAACTCAGGTCTATGCCCTTGTTCCGCCCCGCTCTGGATCTGGTCCTTTTACGGTGATGGAGATCGAGTGCGCAACCTCCTTCAACCCCGGAGGAAACCCGGCGGATCAGATCGAGGACCCGTGCTTGAGCGAGACCTCGCGCAAATACAAGAAGGGCATGCGTACCCCTGGTCAAGCCACTCTCGGACTGAATGCAGATCCGCGGAATGCGAGCCATGTTCGGCTCTTTCAGCTCTCAGAGGATGACAGTGACCAGGATATTGTCTTTGCTGTCGGCTGGTCAGATGGTGTCGGTGTAAGCCCGTCCGCAGACCAAGACAGCAATGGAGACTGGGACTTTGATCTTCCGCCGACGCGTACATGGTTCGTTTTCCGTGGTTACGTCAGCGACTTCCCGTTCGATTTTGCAGCCAACACCCTGGTCGCCACCCAGGCCACGATCCAGCGCTCTGGCGCAGGGCAGTGGATTCCGAAAACCGCGTAAGGAGCAGACATGAAACTAGCCGATCTGGTGGCCGCTGGCGCGGTCCTGGGCGATGGACTGGTGAAGAAAAGCATCACCTGGACGCACACTCCGCCGGGCAAGAAAAAAGCGGTCACGGACACCTTCGACGTGTTCATCAAGCGCAGCAGTTTCGGTGCCATGGAACGCCTGTTCGCCCAAGACGACGACAAGAAGAGCCAGAATGCGCGCTACCTGGCCGAGAGCGTCAGACTGGGCGAGGGTGGGGAAGAGGAGATTCCCTACGAAACTGCGTTCAACCTCGACCCTGCGCTGGGCTTCCTGCTCTTGCAGGCTGTCGCGGAGGTCAATGGCACTGGGCCAGGTGACGAAAAAAACTGACGCCCGCCGATGAGGTTTGGCATGAGCTCGTGCTGAACGGCATCGGCGGTTGCACCATTCGAGAGGCGAAGGAACGCATCGACTACGACGAGTACAGGGCGTGGGTTGCCTACCTGAAAAAGCGTGGCTCCCTCAACGGGAGCTATCGCCTGGAGTGGGTGCTGGCCCAATTGGCGGCGATCCAGGCCAAGGTTGGCGGGGTGAAGTGCGAGCCCGACGACTTCCGCCCCCATGTTCGAGCGCCGGTAGAGTCGGTGGGGATATCGCTCGAACAGGCGATGGCCGCTTGGGTTTGACCTGGCAAGGATGCTGGGTTCCTGTGCTGGCGCAGTGATGGTAGATTGTATTTACCAGCAATTTTAGAGCGACTGTATAATGATCCAGGTGGCTATTCTTGTTGTTTTGATAATTATTGCCTTTATTCTGGCCCCGTGGTTGATCGGAGTTGCTGTTGCTCTTGTCGCAGCTTATGGGATATGGCTGGTTTTATCTGCTTCTATTGTTGTGGTTATTGGTATTTCTTTTGTTATTTTTCATGGGCTTCGGGAGTATCTTTTTTATAATGGGTCAGGCATCAGCGAGAAAATAGATAAAGTTAACGAAGAATTTCTGCTTAGGGAGAAAAACAAGCAAGAATTGACGCCTGATCCACCTGAGGAGCCAAAGGTGCATCAGTCAAGGAAAGTGGCTTTATGTAAACATTGCGGTGGTGAAATTAGGGGTTACACGCTCTATTGTCCTAGCTGTGGAAAATCGACGTAGTTTTAATTAGTTTTCCGAAACCCGCCAGGCCGGCGGGTTTTTTATTGTCCGGAGAAAAGCTAAATGGCCTCTCGCTCCCTTGGTGTGCTGACGCTCGACCTCATTGCGCGCATTGGGGGATTTCAGCAGAACATGAATCGTGCAGCCCAGGATACTGCGCGCAGTATGGGGCGGATCGAGCAAAGCACGCAGCGGGCGAGTTCGACGGCAGTTAGCGCTATCAAGTCTATTGGTGTTGCGGCGGCTGCTTATCTGAGCGCCCGAGAACTTGTTGGATATTCGCAAGCCTGGGTCTCTATTGAGAACCGCATCAAGCAGGTCAGCGAAAGTCAGGCTCAGTTCAGTCAGTCGATGGATGCAGTGTATTCCGTCGCTCAGAATGCGCGGTCATCTTTGGAGGGCACTGCGGAGCTGTACCAGAGGATTGCCGCTTCAACTGGCGACCTCGGGGTAAATCAACAGCAAGTTGTCCAGGTGACCCAGAACATCAGCAAGGCTATGTCGGCCAGTGGTGTTTCCGCTGCCGCCGCGGAAGGTGCGCTGGTGCAACTCGGCCAGGCCTTCGCCTCGGGAGTGCTCCGAGGTCAGGAGCTGAACTCGGTACTCGAGCAGGCTCCGGGCTTGGCCCAGGCCGTCGCAAACGGTCTCGGGGTTGCGGTTGGAGACCTCCGGAAGCTTGGCGAACAGGGCAAACTGACTTCCAAGCAAGTCTTCGAGGCGATTCTGTCTCAAACCCGCGCGATTGATGACCAATTTGCGCGCGCCCAGACCACCATAGCTGGTGCGTTTCAAGTTCTGGAGAACAGCGCGACCAGGGCGATCGGCAGCCTGGATAGCACTCTCGGGGTGTCCAAGGCTTTTACGGAAGCCATGGTTTCCCTGTCGAAGTCGCTTGACTCTACGGGCGTACAGGCCTTCGTCCAGGTCCTGAATACTGGGCTGTATCTGGCGATCGGACGTACTGCTGGAGTGCTAGTTGGATTTGTAAATACTAAGTATCAGGACTTCAAAGCGACTCAAGCCCAGGCCAGTGCTTCAGCAGCTTCCGCTAAGGGTGAGTTGCTTCGTGCTCAAGCGATTCAGACTGCCGCTGTCGCAGAGGCGGGACGTGCCAGGCAGGCTGTTGTTTCCGCTGAAGCGCAAGTTGCGGCTGATCGCCAGCGGCAAGCTTCGGAAATTGCTCGACTTCAGTCGGTGCAGGCTGCAATCGCTGCCGAAAAGGAGCTCGAGGTACAGCGACTAAAAGCCCAAATTACCGAAATTGGGCGGCAGCAATCAGTCGCCAGGATGGTTGAGCTGAGGCTCAGTGAAGTTGCAATAACCAAGCAACTACAGGTTGCTGAGCAGCAACTGGCGGCCACCACGGTGGCGTCTTCCGAGGCTGCGACCGCAGCCATGGCAAGGTGGGAGGCATCTACTCTCGCTGTCGCTGCCGCGAATAGACAGGTTTCCGCATCTCAACTACTTGTCGCCGAGACAGGCGCGAAGGTTGCGGCTACATCTAGCCTGTTAACTGCCTCTTTGGGGGGGATTGCTGGCGCTGCATCCAAGGCGGGATCATGGATTCTCCGGATGGCTGCCGGGTGGCCGGGCCTTCTTCTGTCAATAGGAGCGGTTGCTCTGTCCTTTGTCGATTTTGGCAATAAGGCTGAGGAGAATGCCAACAAGGCAGCCAACGCTTTTGATGATGCGTCATCACGCATTCGTCGAGCCGCGCGATCAATGGTTCCTGAGAACTTAAAGACCCAGTCTTACGACCAGCTTACAGGGAGACTTGCAGAGCTTAGGGCGCAGCTTGAGGTCGAAGAGGAAAAACTGAACCAGTACCAAGCTGCTGAGGACGGGAGCAAGGGTAACCCTCTTTACGGTCTATATATTCCGAAAACGAAAGAAACAATTGACTCCATAAAGCTTGCTATGCAGCAGGTTCAAAGAGAAATAGATGGGGTCCGTTTTGCTTCGGATAAGGCTGGCGCGAGCTATCTGGATAATTTGCAGAAACAGAGCGTTGTCGCCGGCAAGCTGACCGAGGTAGAGAAGCTCCGCGCCCAGATCAACGCTGGCATCCTGAAGCTAAGTCCTGACGATGAAAAGCGCGCCCTGGCCTATGCCGCAGCCGTGGACAAGGCGAATGCCTCGACCAAGTCCCAGAAGGACCTGTTGAAGGACTCTGCGAAGGGGCTGAAGCAGGCTGAGGAGCGGTATCGGGACCTCAAGAAGGAGATCGACCCTACCGCGACTGCGGCGGACGAGTACAGGAAAAACATCGAGGCCCTCAACACCCTGAAGGACAGGGGGAAGATCACGAGCCAGGAGTATGCGAAGGGAATCGAGTGGGCGGCCAAGTCGTTCAACTCCGCAGTGGACGCGGCCAATCCGTTCGTGAAGCGGCTCAGAGAGATCAAGTCCGCGATGGACGAGAGCCTGGGCAATCTCAAGCTCGAAGGGCAGCGCGAAATCCTCGGGATGGGGATGAGCGATAGCCAGAGGGGGCTGTTCGACAAGCTGAACGAGGAGAATGACCGTTACGCCAAGGCCCGCAGGGATCTTGCCGACCGCTACGCAGACAGATCGGTCGGGATGAGCGACGACGAGTACCAGCAAGAACTCCAGGCTCAACAGAAGCACCATGAGCAAATGCTGGAGCAGTTGCAGGCAAACTACGATGCTCGACTTGAGGCCCAGGGGGACTGGGTGTCCGGAGCCCGCTCCGCATGGGAAACCTACGTGGAGGATGCGCAGAATTACTCGAAGCAGGCCTCTGACTTCGTATCTGGTGCACTTGGCGATGCTACCAACGGCTTGGGTGATGCAATCACCGATATCGTCACGCGGACCAAGAGCCTCGGAGATGCGTTCGGTGACATGGCTGCGGACCTGGCTAAGTCGGTCATCAAGGCTCTGGCTGACATGGCCGCCCAGTGGCTGGTCTACCAAGCGGTGCAGTTGGTCGTAGGGAAGACTGCTCAATCGACTGCGGCAATCGGTCTGGTCGCCAATGCTAAGGCGACGGCGTTTCAGGCGCAGCTAGCAGCGTTTGCCTCGACTGCTGCCATCCCGGTTGTTGGTCCTGGTCTGGCTCCCGGTGCTGCTGCGGCAGCCGCAGCCGCTACCGCGCCAATGGTTGCTGGGGTTTCCTCAGTCGCGGGCATCGCGCACGGCGGTATCGACAACATCCCGAAGGAGAGCACCTGGCTGCTTGATGCAGGTGAGCGGGTGCTCAGTCCGAATCAAAACAGGGACCTGACTGCTTTCCTCAGCAGGGAAGGCGGCGCGAGTGCTGGGGCTGGACAGGCGCCGTCGATCACTATCAACGCTCCGGTCACGGTTAATGCCCAGCCCGGCATGAGCCAAGAGGAAGCTCGAATGCAGGGAGAGGCTGCCGGGCTGGCCTTGCGGGAGGAGGTCCGGAGCGTCATTCGGGAAGAGATGGGGCAGAACGGTCTGCTTTGGAGACGATAAGTGGCTGAGACCTTTTCTTACTGTACGCGCCTTGGAGCTACCGGCGAGACTGCTCAACGCACCTGGCAGAACGACTTCGGGGATGGATACGTTCAGTCCGGCGGAACGGGGATCAACACCAGATCCGAGACCTGGGATGGAATGACGATCATCGGGCGCCTGGAGGCTGGTGATGATCTCCTGGGCGCCCGCGCCTTCCTGGACCGGCACGAGGGGTATAGGTCGTTCCTGTGGACGCCCCCTGGCGGCGTACAGGGTCGATACCGGTGCAATGGATACAAGCTGAGGCCGTTGGGTGGAGGGCTGTACGAACTGAGCTTCACGTTCGTTCAGGTCTTCTACCCGTAACAACCAACCATGAGCGGCTATGCCGCGGGAGAGTGTGATGAAACTCGATAAGCTGGAGTTGGCGGTAGAGCTTCCGCAGCCTGGTAGTGCAGATTTCGAAAAGCTTGTCTCGGAGGCAACGATCTCGCCGGTTGATGTCACTGGCCTGTGTCTGCCGAAAGAGTTTACAGACGAGTTAGAAAGAAAAGCCGACCTGCTCGAGCGCCGGCTTTCGAGGATGGAGGCGGCTCTCGGGCTTGAGCCGATCCTTTAGATCTGATCCATCTTGCTGGCAGCCCTCAGCCCTGAAATCAAGGCATCAAGAGCTAGGTGGTGCTCAGAAGAACCGTCGCGGAGGGAGGCATCTGCTGGCATTTTGGATTTGATGGTCTCGATATGCTCAACCACCTTGTCGATGGCCCCTTTGTTCGTTGACCCAAGAATTGAGCCAACCACCGATAGTGCGGCCATAACGCTCAGTTGGAAGGGTGACACAACGGGCTTTTCGCTCATCTTGACCTCCTAGGTCTTTAACCGCGCCGACATTGGCGCCTCCCGATCCCTGGGCCGGCACGCTCAGGGTCGGGAAACCCTTGCATGAAGGCACGACGCTACTACCCCGGTAGGGCGGTTGCCACTGGCATTTCATCCACGCTGTACAACCTTCCAGCCCGCCTCGCGCGGGCTTTTTCATATCTGGAGAACGCATGGCCTTCAATGCTGATGTGCAGAAGCTTGAGCCGGGGAACCTGATCCGGCTGTTTGAGGTGGATGCGACGCGCCTTGGCGGAAATCTCTGGCGATTCCATGGCCACGCCCAAGAAGGGGAAATCATCTGGCAGGGCAATGTGTACGAGCCGATCCAAATCACCGCAAAAGGCTTTGATATCCGCGGCGATGGTCGACCCGCGTCGCCGACCCTCCAACTGGCAAACGAACTCGCCGGCATACGAGGAGCGATATCGGCCATCTGCCTTCAGTTGCGAGACCTCTGTGGCGCCAGGGTGCGGGTGATCGAGACGTGGAGGCACTATCTGGATGCCGCGAACTTCCCTGATGGCAACCCCGATGCAGCCGACGAGGCTCGGATGGGGATCTGGTTCATCGAGCAGAAGACCGAGGAAACCCGGGAGCAGGTCACCTTCGCGCTCAGCAGCCCTATCGACATGGAGGGGCAGATGCTACCGGCCCAGCAGATCACCAAGCTTTGCCGGTGGGCGTGCCGAGGTCAGTATCGAGGAGAGGCTTGCGCCTATACCGGCGCTGCCCTCTTCACGAAGAAGGATGAGCCTACCGATAACCCGGCTCTCGATCGGTGTGGCGGCCGCTGGAGCAGTTGCAAGCTGCGCGGCAACACCAACCGCTTCGGCGGTTCCTTGGGGGCAAGTTTGATCGTTTCGTCGAGGTAAGCATGCGCATCAGTCAAAAGCTGCAGTGTCAGATCCTGGCGCACGCCGAAACCGTCTACCCGAGCGAGGCGTGTGGCGTATTGCTCAAGACCGATAGCGGCCGAGAATACGCGCCTTGTGGCAACCTGGCGGTCAGTGATCGCGAAAACTTCGTCATGGATCACCGGGACTACGCAGCAGCAGAGGACCGCGGCGAAGTAATTGCCGTCATCCATAGCCATCCTGACAAGGCTCCGATCCCGAGCATGGCCGACCGGGTCAGTTGTGAGCTTCACGGATTGCCGTGGGGAATCATCGGGCTGCCGGGTGGGGAAATGACCTGGTTCAAACCATCAGGTTATCGTGCACCGTTGCTTGGCCGAGAGTTTTCCCACGGCTTGCTCGACTGTTGGGGCGCCTGCCGGGATTGGTACGAGCGAGAAGCTGGGGTGACGCTGCCGAACTTCGAGCGCAAGGACCTTTGGTGGGAGGTCAAGGACGGATCGAGCCTGTACGAGGACAATTACGAGAGTGCGGGTTTCTATCGCGTTGAAGACCTGCGCCGCGGCGACATGCTGGTGTTTCAGGTGCCCACTCCAGGGAGGCCTTGTTATCACCCGAACCATGCCGCGATCTATCTCGGTGCCGATCCTTGCTTGCGAAGTGAAGAGGCTCCAGCGCTGGGCGGCTCGGGTCCGTTCATCTATCACCACATGGCGGGTCGCGCGGCCACACGCGAAATCTACGGCTGGTCCATGGCCAACAGGGTCCGGCTGATCCTTCGCCACAAGGACTTCCCCCAATGAAGACCGTGCGACTGTATGGCGCGTTGCGCCGTGAATTTGGCCGTGAGTATGTGCTCGATGTATCAGGGCCGCGAGAGGCCGCCATTGCCCTGGCCAGCATGGTAGATGGTTTCGAGAAATTCATGCGAACCGCAGAAGAGCGCGGGATGCGGTTCGCGGTTTTCGTAGGGCGGCGAAATCTTCGCGAAGAGGAGCTTAACCTGGCCGGAGCCGGCGAGTCGGTCATCCGCATCGTGCCAGTCATCCAAGGCAGCAAGAGTTCCGGGATTTTTCAGACGGTCCTGGGGGCGGCGTTGGTCGTTGCGGGCTATTTCACGTTCGGTACCACCTCGGCAATAGGCGTTGCAATGATGGCTGGCGGCGCTGGCCTGGCGCTTGGTGGCGTTGCCCAGATGCTGGCCCCGTCAACTCAGGCTTCCGCCGCGAAGAACGAGGATGGGAATAACCCGAGCTATGGATTCGGTGGCGCCATGACCACTATTGCTCAGGGCAACCCATACCCAGTGCTTTACGGCGAGCGAGAGATCGGCGGCGCCGTCGAGTCGGGCGGGGTTTACACGGAAGACCAGCTCTAGCACGACTGCTGCCAGACCCCGCCTCGGCGGGGTTTCTTGTTTCTGGAGATCGAAAATGTCTGTTGTGACCGAGAAGCGCCATCAGCCTTTGCGTGGAAGCAAGGGGGGCAGTTCCAAGCCGAAGCAGCCGCACATCGCCCAGAACGGCGTCGCATCGCTGTCCACTGCTCGGATCGTGTATCTCCTGAGCTGGGGTCCGATTGTTGGCCCAGTCAATGGACTCAAGTCGATCAAGCTTGACGGTACTCCGATCCAGGCAGAAGACGGCACGCTGAACTATCCCGACGTGAAGTGGCAGTTTCGACCGGGCGAGTTAAATCAGGAGCGACTGGAAGGTGTAGCGGAGTCCAGCAACGAGATTGCGGTGGGCCAGACCTTGCTCAGCACGCAGCCCTACATCTACACCGTCACGAACGCCACGGCGGATGCGGTACGCGTGCGCCTGTCCTGGCCCAACCTGCAGGCGCAGGATTCGTCCGGGAACATCAATGGGGTGCGCATTGAGTACGCGATCGATGTCGCCACGGATGGCGCTCCTTACCAGACCGTACTCAGCACGTTTGTCGACCGGAAGAACGTTACGACTTACTACCGTTCTCATCGGATCAACCTGCCGGCAGGAGGGCACTGGGCGGTTCGCGTGCGGCGGATCACGCCTGAGGCGAACAGCTCTCTGGTCCAGGACACCATGATGCTGACTGCGATAGCTGAAGTTGTCGACAGCAACCAGGAGTTTCCGCTCACCGCCGTTGGCTGCGTGGAGTATGACGCCCAGCAGTTCGGGGGCGACTTTCCGAAGTTCTCTGCGCTCATGCGCGGGCGGATCGTGCGGGTTCCGATGAACTATGACCCTGAGACTCGGACCTATTTTACCGGCGGCCCCGGTACCACGAATGGCGTTTGGGACGGCACCTTCAAGGAGGCTTATTCCAACAATCCGGCCTGGGTCTTCTATGACCTGGTGTTGAACCCCTATTACGGTCTGGGTGAGCGCATCGACCAGAGCATGGTCAACCGTTGGGCCCTCTATCGCATTGCGCAGTACTGCGACCAGTTGGTGCCAGACGGGAAAGGCGGTCAAGAGCCTCGGTTCACTTGCAACCTCTATCTTCAGAAGCAAGAGGAGGCGTATGCCGTTCTTCAGGACCTCGCCGCAATCTTTCATGGGTTGGCGTTCTGGGATGGTAGCCAGATCACTGTCAACGCCGACATGCCTCAGGACCCGGTTTACACCTACTCCACTTCGCAGATTCTGAACGATGGCGTGGTTGCGTATTCGGGGACGCGGACGCGAGACCGCCATTCGCTGGCGATGGTCTCTTGGGACAACCCGGCCAATGCGTTCGAGACAGACAAAGAGCCGGTCTTCGACGAGGATGCGATTATCGAGCTTGGCGGGATCGTCAGGGAGGTATCGGTCGGGGCTCTCGGCTGCACCAGCCAGGGTCAGGCGCAGCGGGCGGGGCAGTGGGCGCTTATGACTGAGCAGTTGCAGACTCGTGGGGCCGTCTGGAAGGTTGGCCTGGATGGATTCATCCCGCGGCCTGGACAGGTGGTGGCTCTGGCAGACCCCATGCTTGCCGGTCGTGCGAATGGCGGCAGGATCTCGGCGGTATCTGGACGAGCAATCACCGTAGACCGAGATGTGGATATCCCGGTCGGCGCGCGGCTGCGAGTCAACCTGCCCAGTGGGCGCTCGGAAGCCAGGGCGATTCAAGGTCATGACGGACGCGTCATAACGGTGGTGGCCGACTTCAGTGAAGAGCCTTCCCCCGAGAGCGGTTGGGCGATCGACTACGACGACCTGGCCCTGATGCAGTTCTACGTCAAGAACGTGACCAGACCAAGTTGGGAGCAATTCCAGCTTGAGGTTATCCAGCACGAGCCCGGCAAGTTTGATGCGATCGATCACGGGGCGATCATCGATTCTCGGCCGATCAGCGTCCTCCCGTCCGGGGTGCAGGATCCACCTGCACGCGTATTGATCTCGCAGCACATCGCGGTCGAGCAAGGCCTGGCGGTCACGATCATGACCATCGCCTGGGACGCGGCACCGGACGCGGTAGCGTACGACGTAGAGTGGCGCTGGGGCTCGCGCGAGTGGGTCAGGGTTCCGCGTACGGGGGAGCTGATGGTGGAAGTACGTGGGGTATACACCGGCCAGTACCTTGCGCGCGTGCGGGCTGTGAACTCCATGAACGTGTCGTCGATCCCAGCGAACTCGGTGTTGACCAACATCACCGGCAAGACCGGTGCGCCGCCGGCGCTGGCGTTCCTGCGTACCACCAGCGGACCGTGGAAGATCGGCCTGGAGTGGGGATTCCCGGCCAGTGGCGCGGCGGACACCGCCTACACCGAGATCCAACAGTCGGTTACCCCGGGCGGCAGCGAGCAGAACGCAACTGCCCTGGGCTTGTTCGCCTACCCGACCGACACCCACACGCTGACCTCGCTGGCGGCCGGCGCTCGCCTGGCCTTCCGCGGGCGGCTGATCGACCGTACCGGCAACGTCGGCCCCTGGTCGGCCTGGGTCGACGGCATAAGCTCGACGGATGCGAGCGAGTACAACGAACTGATCACCAAGGAGTACGTCGAGTCCGCCCTCGGCGAGCAGTTCTTCGAAAACATCGAGCAAATCGGCGGTAACGTCGACCAGTTGATGGAGCAGTACTACGACGCCGGCACGGTATACCAGAAGGGCCAGATCGTTCGATTGAACGGCAGGTTCTATCAAGCCCTCCAGGACGTTCCCGCGGGCAATCCGCCGCCGAACCCCGTTTACTGGGCTGATGTGGGCGAGCTCGTCGAATCGGTCGATGCCCTTGCGTTACGCGTGACTGAGAATGCGGCCGCGATTGAAGAGCTCGACGGTGTTGTTCAGTCCAGTGCCTCCAGCCTGGACGTGCTGCAAGCAGCCGCGCGCCGGGAGCCGGCTACCGGAGAGAAAGCGGATGCACTGAAGGGGTGGGACACCATTGCTCGAGCAGCCACCGAGGTCATCGTGCGCGCGAATGAGATCGAGGCGCAGGCGAAGCGTGTAGAGACCGTCCAGGCGCAAACGAGCGCCAACGGGGCCGCGATTCAGACCACGCAGAGCGTTGTAGCGTCACTGGATCAGGGCGTGAAGGCGATGTACAGCGTGAAGCTCCAGGCCCATGCCAATGGGCAGCAGTACGCCACCGGGTTCCAGCTTGGGTTCGACAGCGGTACGAGCGTGACGACCATGGCGTTCCAGGCTGATCGGTTCCTCTGGTTCAACAGTTCCAGCGGGCAGACCGTGGCGCCGGTCTCGATCGTCGGAGGCCAGATGTTCATCAACAACGCGATGATTCAGGACGGTTCGATTACGAACGCGAAGATCGGCAACGTGATTCAGTCGACCGCACTCGGTGCCAACGGCGAGCCGCTGTGGAAGCTTGATAAAGCAGGGAGTTTGACGATGAACAGCGCAACGTCCGGAGGCTTCATGAGGCAGACAGCGGAGGCCGTTAAAGTCTACGACGCGAACCTGGTGTTACGGGTACAGATCGGGAATCTCGACGCATGAGCTATGGCATCCGAATTCGAAACGCAGCCGGAGGGATCGTGATGGACCTCACCGGCCAGTCGGCGCGGACTGTATATCGACAATCGATTGGAGCGATCACAGGAGGAATGGCAGTGAGTATTCCCGGCTTTGATCCCGCTCGTGGTGTAGTTTTCTTAATCTCAAGCGGCTACCCATTTGGAAACGTCCCTTCCTATAGAATATCTGGAAATGTAATTACGTTTTTGCGAGACGGATCTCCAAATGTTACCTATGTCCTACATGCGGTAATGTTCTCATGAGCTACGGTATCCTTGTTCGAGGGAACAATGGGCAAACAATTATCGATGACTCAAACCCCTGCATGCATATTGTTGAAGGTGGGGTGTATGGCGTTCAAGGAGCGGTGGAAATTGTTGTAAACTACTCGGCGCCAATTAACTCGCCCTACGAGCCATATGTATACTTCTGTCCTAATGGGCCTCACCAGATTTATAGATTTCGACATCTGGGAGGGGCTGGGGCTTGGTCTGGATTTGCGTTTTACCAGTCTAGTTTCCAAGATACCGACCCGCCGGTATATGGAGGAAAGTGGAAGGCCGCAGCAGTCATGCTACCCCGTATAGGAGGGTGGGGCATGCATGTATTCGATGCTCAGTCGCGTGTCATGTTCGACAGTAATCGCGAGATTGTGCGGTTTGTTGGAGGGGCGCAGGAGTGGGAGTTATACGCCCATAACCCTAATTGGCCCGGAGGTATGCACATGCAAACATGGGCACTTCCATATCCATATGGGTTGTCCACCTATTTTCTGGTGAGTCATTTTAATCTAAAGCATATCTATACTCTGGAACCCCCTCGTATAGGGTTCCTGTACAATTCCCGGGCCATGATTTTCGTCTCCTCGTTAGTTCCGGATGAGATCGGATTTAAGTTCAACTGGCCACTCATTGTTGTCGCGTAATTTGATGGAGGCTTAAATGGCATGGTATTCAACCGGCACCGTCGCGGTGACAGAAAATAGCCCGACCGTCACCGGCACCGGAACTCAGTTTTCTTCTAATGTCCGGGTAGGCGACGCCTTTATTGCCCCTGACGGGCGCCTCTACGAAGTGAGCAACGTCGCCAGTTCGACGGTCATGTCGATAAAGCCCAACTACCGGGGCAGCACGGCTAGCGGCCAGCCCTATGCGGTGGCGCCAATCCTGGGTTACGACAAGGAGCTGAGCGATCGATTCAACCTGATAGCGAACCAGTGGGGAGGGACGCTGGCCGGCATTCAGCCGTGGGCAACGGCACCGACGCCGGCCCAGGCGAGGAACTCGCTCGAGTTGCGCAGCGCCGCCCAGGCCGATATCGGTACAATGCTTGGAAACGCCATGCCGGTCGGCGCATTCGGGATTGGTTCTGAGCGTCCTGACCGAGCACCATCGATTCATCGTTATGCGACAAGCGTCGAGATATTCGATTCGACAACTGTTGACTCCGTGGCAACTGGCATTAGCAACGGATCTGTGTTGACGATCGGCTACGACGGATCCGACTTGCGAGGAGCGCAGATGTTTTTCGGCCAGGTGCCGGCATCTACGGTCAAAGGTCGGTGCGGGAAATTCTCGTCTGCCCCTATTTTCGAGTTCTACACGACTATAAACACGACGAGAGCAACCGACGGGACGCTTCGTGCTGCATCGCCGGTCGTGCGTATCGCCAACGTTGATGGGAGCTTGAGACCGGACCTCAACGAACTGGACTTCGAGCCTGCGGGGGCTTGGGGTGTAGCCAACGCAGAGGCCCGCGGCGTTACTGTTCAACGGCTCGCCGTTGGCGTCTACAAGGTCTCTGGTAGCCTGGGGCTAGCGAAAGAGGGCTGGCGCGTGATCGACCCTGCGTCTCCCGACGGCGGTCGCCCACTCGGTATCACTGACAGCGAACAGGCTGAGGATGGGACGGTCACCATCCGGCTCTTCAAACAGCGCTGGACACTCAGTGACGACGGCGAAATGGTGCTCGGGAAGGGCGCCCCACTGGATGTCCCGCTCAACAGTTGGATCGATGTCCGATTGTCGATGCCGGCACCTCCCGAGATGCAGCCCGAGACTCTATGACCAGCCCGCACTCTGCGGGCTTTTTTTTGTGCCTGGAGATCAGCATGCCTATCACTGAGCAGCAACTGCTGCAAATCCTCCCGAACGCCGGCCCTCGAGCCGGCGTTTTTGTTGGTGCGCGTCACGCAGTACCTCGCCGATCCCTGCGCAGGTAAGACTCCCTTTCCCGCCGAGCGGCGAGCCGACCGCTGGTCCGCACCGCAATATCGACCGGTATTCCGGCTTTGATGCGCTGGTGGGCGGTAGAGACGTTGACTCCGAAATGGGCGCAGGCCTGGGCGATGCTGGTGAACTGAGTGCCGTCGATCTCGACTCGGGTCAGGCGTCGCTGGTTCTCGGACGCTTGCTGCTGGATCGTGGCCCATCGGCAGTTTTCAGGACAGTAGTCACCGTCTGGGTCGATTCGATCGATGCTGTACCTCCCAGCAGGCCGAGGACCCATGTCTTTGAGGAAAGCCTCGAACGACTCTTTCCAACGTTCGCAGACCTTGATACCGCGACCGCCCCAGTTAGGGAAGTCCTTGTACTTCTCGTCGTAGCACCTGCGTTTCATGCCTAGCCAGGTTCTGTACTCCGGGGTTTTCAACCCTCGACGGCTGTGTCCGTGCGCGGTGACTTTGGCTGCACGCTTCCTGACGAATTCCCTATTTGAGCCAAGTGCTGAAGCCCATTCGCTGGCGAGGCATCCGCACGAACGTGTCGAGCCGCTTCGCAGGTTCGACGACTTCACTTTGACCTCGGCTCCGCACTCACACCGGCAGAGCCAGACAGATCCTCCATTTTTCCCGGGAGAGTCGTAGGCGACCACCAAAAGACGCCCATAGCGAAGCCCGGAGATATCGATCCGTTTCATTTCATTCACCTATTGAGAGAGGGACCGCCGATGGCAGTCGTTTCCGAGAAAACCGCTGGAGGGAGGAACGTTCTTGCGTTCCTGGACATGCTTGCGTGGTCTGAGGGGACCAGCACGATCAGAGGTAGCGACAACGGCTACAACGTTGTTGTCGGTGGAGGGCTGTTCAATGGGTACGCTGATCACCCGCGCCTGAAGGTCTATCTGCCTCGGTACAAGGTTTATTCAACTGCGGCAGGCAGGTATCAGCTTCTTTCGAGGTACTGGGATGCCTACCGCGAAAGCCTGGCGCTGAAAGGCGGCTTCACCCCGGCTAACCAGGATCTGGTGGCGTTGCAGCAGATTAAGGAGCGCCGCGCGCTGGCAGATATACAGGCCGGTCGCTTGGCGGATGCCGTGCAGAAGTGCTCCAACATTTGGGCCAGCCTGCCGGGGGCTGGTTACGGCCAGCGCGAGCATTCTCTCGATGACCTGACAGCGCACTATCTTGCAGCGGGCGGGGTGCTGTCGTGATCTCGGCCCGTGTTGTCTCGATCGCGCTGGCCTGCCTGGTGCTGGTCGGCCTCGGCACCGCCGGCGGTGTCTGGATCGGTGCGCGGCACTACCGGCCGCAGTTGGATGCCGCGAGCGCGGATCTGGCTGCCTGCCGTGCCTCCCGGGGAGAGTTGGAGTCCGCAGTGGCGGAGCAGGTCCGGCAGGTTTCCGCGCTGCGCGTGGCCGACGAGCAGCGCGCCCGGGATGCCGCGCAGGCTGTGGAGCGGGGGCGGCAGCAGGCCGCGGAGCAGTATGCCGCGGCACAGCGCCTGTTGCGTGAGCGCTCCGCTGGTGATCAGTGCCAGGCAGCCGAAGTGGTCATCGATCAGGAGTTGGGGCTATGAGGGTGGTGCTGATGCTGGTGATGGTTGCGCTGGCGGGATGCGCCGGCCGGCAGGATGCCGAGCCGCGCACGGTGCGCGTAGAAGTGCCTGTTGCGGTGCCGTGCCGGGTGCCGGCGGTAGAAGTGCCGGCCTGGGCAGCGGCTGGGCTGAAGAAGAGCGACGACCTACAGACCAAGGTCCGTGCGCTGCTGGCCGAGCGGCGGCAGCGGATTGGTTACGAGGCGCAACTCCTGGCTGCGAACCAGGCCTGCCAGGATTAGGAGTAGACTACGGCCTTTTCCTACGGAGTTCGGTGATGCTGGTCATTCGATTCAGGGGCTGGTCGGTGAAACTCGACCACCAGGTGGGCAGCGCTGGCAAGTTCGGCATCTGGTCGTTCCACGGCTCGGAGAGCAGCTACGTCCCGGACATGGAGACGATTCTCCGGCATGCTGCTATTCGGCCTGCGGAGCCGAAAGAAGGCGGGGAGGTCGAGGTATTCATCTGTGATTCGCGTATGCCGCAGGACGAATGGCGGGCGGTAGGGACCGGCGTCGCGGCTTATGAGTCGGACCGCTGAATGCTGGCCGTGACGGAAACGTGAAGCACGGAAATGGAAAACGTGAAAAGGAATTTCACGATTGGCACAGTTTAAGTGATTGCGGTCGGCGTAAACTGTTGTAATATAAGAGCTTCTGAGGTGCGAGACAGGATTTAGGTTCCAGCGCCGCAAGGCGTGAGAGTTCGAGTCTCTCCGTCCGCACCACCTTCAGGCTCGGCTTGTCCGGCCGCTGCGGTTGAAGCCGGAACGTCCGGCACGATTCACGATATGGTGGGCGTAGCTCAGTTGGTAGAGCACAGGATTGTGGCTCCTGGTGTCGTGGGTTCGATTCCCATCGTCCACCCCATATTTCGAAGCGCCAGGCCTTGTGCCTGGCGTTTTCGTTTGCGCTTCTCGATCTCTTCTCCGCTTGCCTTTCCGGCACCCAACCCGCCCTCATGGGGCGACGGCAGGTTGAACTTGTTCCGGGTCCGGCGCTCTTAAGCGAGCCCGTCGTTCCTGGCGGGTCCGTATATGCAGTCTGGGTGAAGCGACATGTCGATGAAATGGACCGAGCAGCGCTTGCGCAAGGCTCTCAAGCAGATGGCGAACAATCATGAATCGGCTGCGGTCGAGGTCATGCGCGCCGTCGAGCGGGCGAACGATCCGAAGCTGGCGCAGCGCCTGCTCGAGGTGATCGAGCAGATGCACCAGGATGCCGATGCGCTGCGCTCCATCGACGACGAAATCGCCAGCGGCGTGATCCGTTGCCAATGAGGCCGTAGACGCTCCGCAGTTCAGGACTTCCCGGCGGAAGTCGGCGCATCCGGCCGGTTCGCCAGTTTCGGGCGCAAGGTCGCGCCCTGGGCTGTGTTCCGGCGAACGGTATAAGGTTGGCGGCCGCGGAAGGCGAAGGCGGTGAACAT